GGCGCGCAGAACGGGACCGTCATTTTGACCTGGATCTAAACCCTATGGCAACACAATTCAGCGGTGGTACTTACGTCTCGACGACGTTCAGCACATCTTTCAAATCTGACATACAAGCGAACCTTATCGCTCAACTCATCAACGCGGGCTGGACGAACGTGCCCCAGGCCACCGGCCAGGGGCCGGGCAACGTGGGCGCGGTGACGCTCACGATTGCCGCTCCCTGCGTGGTGACGTGGAGCGCCGGAGCGCACGGCTTCCTGGGCGGCGAGAAGGTCATCCTGCAAGTCAGTTCCGGTGGCGCGCTGCCCGGCGGCCTGTCCGTCAACACGGTGTACTACGTCAAGTACGTCAACACGACCACGTTCAACCTGGCGACGAGTTTGGGCGGCGGAAACATCACGACTACCGGCAGTCAGAGCGGCACGATCACGCTGAACACGCAGTCAGTGTTGCTGCAATCTGCCACGCAGACAAACGTTACTTACCCAATTCGTGTGCTACTGCAAGACAATCTGGGCAACTGCATTCAAATTTCCCTTCAAAACCAAAGTGGATCTCTTGTGGGAACCAATTCCACCGCCAGCAACATCGGGTGTGCTAGTTTGCAACCCGGCACCACATCAGTGCCCATTACACTTCGAGTAATAGCGACCCAGTACCATTTTTTATGTTTTGTTCCGCTGGCAAACCAGGCCAGAGGGTTTGTCATGGCCGGGATGTACTACGTGCCTGCTTTTCTGACTGGTATAGCCAGTGTCGGCTACTGCATCTCCAACACTCATCCGGGCGACACCCAGACCAGCATGAGTAGTCCGTGTTTCAGAACAAGCTATCAACTGATGCAGAACACCGGGAATGGTGAGGGCGCTCAGACGATATGGAACACGGCTTTGCTGGATTTTTCGAATGGCAACAACCCAGGGCCGGGTGTTCCACAAGTGTTAGTTTTACCTTCCTCATTTCTCCAATCACAAAATGGTGGAGCAAGATGGGCAAATGCGGATCTGAATACCGCCGATGTTTTGTTGTACACCGGCTTAACGGCTTTTTATACCGATGAGGGCACCATAAAGGGCCAGTTCTTTGACATGATCTTCATGACCACTTCATTCCCTGTGGACACTACTGACACTTTCAACGGACACAATTGGTGGAATCTCACCGGCAGCAACGTATCGGGTGGCATCTGGGTGGCGACGAGCTAAGCCATGTACACAGTAGAATCAGGGTCACAAACAACGCAGGGCATCCCCACCGCCAGCTATGGCACCGCATCCATGGCCACCTCCGGCAAGACGGTTGTCATCGCCGCCACGGGCAGTTCTTGGATGAATCACACCAGGAAGCGGCAGGTCGCCATGTACATCGACAGCGGCGGCGGCTCTTCGGAGACCAATTTGGTGTTTTGATATGCCAGCACCCTGGTCCACCATGTCGCTCGACTTCAGCGACAGCTTCTCCGATCTCAGCCAATGGCCCTACGTGGCCTCCGGCTCAGTAGGCGCCATCGGCGGTCGTTCTGGTTACACGGGCGGCACTATGCGCCGGTTCTATTGGACGCGCACGAGCAAGATGGGAGTTCACATCGACCTGATCCCAGCGGGCGATGTGTATGGAACGAGCACGGTGCTGATGTTCGACTCGGGGACGTACAACAACACCCAGATGACGCTTTTCGGAACGTGGAACGGTTCCACTTGGGTGCTCCAGTTCATGGTTGGATCAACGGTGCTGGGGTTCGTGCCGGTGTCCACCGCCACGAACGTTTGGACCACGCTGGATATCTACCTGGAGGTCAGCAGCACGGCGGGCGTCCTGCAAGTATGGGTCAACGGCGCTTCGACGCCAAGCATCAATCTTTCCGGCATCAACACCCAGAACGATCCTTCGACGACCAACGTCTACGGCGTGAGCTTCTATTGGAACGCGTATTGGAGTATCGGTTGCGATTCTTTGCAAGTCTACCGGCCCGCGTCGATCCCCGCGTACTCGCCCCTCGCGCTGCCTTCCGGATCTCCGCTGTCTTCGATGCCCGCGTTGTTTACCGAGACGTTCGCCAACCTGAGCGCCTGGACCGTGGTGTTCTCGGGCGGTGCAGTGACGACGGCGACGCAGCCGGGCGGCTCGTCCCCGGTGGATTGCCTGGAGTTCGGCGCTGGCCAGTTCAGTGCTTACAGGAACACGACAAACTCCTCCACCTACGGCCTGCGCTTCCAGGCGCGCTCGACGTATCCGGCTGGCTCAAACAGCGCCAACTCGTTCTTCCTCCTTCAAAGCCCTTCGGGTGCGGGGACGCAGATCATGGTGTGGATCGACCCTCAGAACTCGCGCCTCCAGATCTACAGGGGCGCGGGCACTGCCAACCTCATCGTCTCGATGCCCCTTGTCTCGATGCCGTTGGGCGAGTGGGTATCCGTGGACCTCGTCGTCAAGGTCGGCTCCACCGGCTCCATCTACTGCTGGATGGCGGGCAAGTGCGTCTGCCTCGTGGACGGCCTCAACACGCTGGGAGATTCCGCTCATCCCACCATCGGGCGCGTCGTGATCGCCAACTCAGATTGGCCTATCGACCAGTACCTCGCCAACGTGAGCGCGTATGCTAGTGCGGGGACGCGTCGTCCGCGCAGCCAGGGTTATTTTCAAGGCGTCTGAATCGTTCTAACTTTTCTCGTAAAGGAGCACACCCAAATGTTTGCATTATGGCGTCACGCCGCAACTCATGGACTTTTCGGCTCGGACCCTGTCCTGCCGGCCAATGTCACCGCAGCGGTGGTGACTATGATCTCAGACCCCGGTCTCGACACAGTTGTGCCGAGCGAAAAAGCGGTTCGCACGAACCTCAACACCAAGCCCACCGCCGCGCTGGTCACCTCGGTGGGATCGCCGGGCGTTGACACCAACGTGCCCAGCGAGAAGGCCATAGCGACGGCCCTGGCCGCCAAGCCCACCGCCGCGCTGGTCACCTCGGTGGGATCGCCGGGCGTTGACACCAACGTGCCCAGCGAGAAGGCAGTGCGAACCGCCATCGGTGCGATTCCCGCTCCCGCCGGACTGCTGCTCAGCGGCGCCGACGACCCTACCGTGATCGGGACGGACGGCAACTTCTACCTGCAGCTCACCACGGGCGTCCTGTGGGTGCAGACGGACGGCGCTTGGGGCGCGAGCGGCTGGGTTCTGACCGCCGCCGGCAGTTAGGCCGTGAGCGACTTTGCGCTCGCCATCCCCATAGTCCTGGCCAACGAAGGTGAGGGCTATGTGGCCGACGACAACGGACGCGGACCCTCCAAGTGGGGCGTAACGCTCGAAAGCTACCAGGCATTCGATCCGAAGGCCACCGCCGCCGACATCGCTAGCATGACGCCGGCGGCGGCCACGCCGTTCTACCAGCAGGAATTCTGGCAGCGCTATCACATCGGCGCCATCGTGGACCAGAGCCTAGCGACGAAGACGTTGGACCTGGCGGTGAATAATGGCGGCACCACCGCCGTAAAACTGCTACAGCAGGCCGTGGGGCTGCCCGCGTCGCAGCAGGACGGCGTCCTGGGACCCATTACCGCAGGGCGGGCCAACGCCACGCCTGCCGCCACCGCGCTGGCCGGTCTCTGGCTGGCAGCGCGGGCGCACTATCTCGCCATCGTGGCGGCAGATCCTACGAAGGAGCCGGACCTGGCCGGCTGGCTGGCCCGAAACGACTCGACCGGCGGAAAGCCGGACGAAACGCAGTGAAGCTGGCAGATCTTAATCCGTCGTTCAAAACCAACGGAGTCCTGGTTTTCGACTGCCCCTGCGGCAAATGCGGACGCCGTATTCGAGTGCCACTGGAGCCGCAAGCAACCGGCCAGGCGTGGGAGTGTAATGGAGAGTTTCCGGACACCACCACGCTGGCACCGAGCATAAATTCCGGATGCTGGCACGGCTTCGTTCGCAAGGGCAAAATTATCACAGTATTTCCACAACCGGACGCGCGCCGACTCGCGCGAGAAGGAGAAATCCCATGAAAACAGCGATATCGATCGCGCTCTCTACTCTGCTGCTGGCCGCGTGTCTCACGACGGTTGGTTGCAGCACGTCTCAGATCGTCACGGACCTCGACATCGCGTCCGGCGCCATCGACGCCGTCGAGGTTGCACTTCCCCTCGCGGGCGCCCTTGTGCCTGCGCCGGTCGAAGCGATCATCGAGAATTACTGCCAGCAGGCTGACACCAACATCGTCTCGACCGTGGCGGAGCTTAACTCCACCGACGTGGCGGCGCAGAAAGCCGTCGTGATCAGCGGGATTTGGGGAACCACCGCTGTGCTGGACATTCCGGAGGTTCCAGGGACCGTTGCGAATGCTATCACCGCCGCAGTCAGCGCGATAACCAAGATCATCGGCGACGTGAGCAGCGGCAACATGGCGTTGAAGGCCAACGCCAAGACCGCGGATAAATTCTCGCTGAGCTGGTGGCAGCGGCACAAGCTCAATAGCGCGAGAGCGACCGCAGAAAAGACGCTGGCCAAGATCGCCGCGCGCCGCGCCGCGAGAAAGTAGCATCCATGCCGCCGCTCGCGCCGGGCACGATCATCTTCTACTGGGGCAGCGGTCTGTTCTCGCGCCTGATCGAACTGATCGGGCGCGGGCAGCCCTCCCACGTCCAGATCGTGGAGTCCGTGGCGCCGGGCGGCACCGTCTGGATCGCAGAGAGCACGGTGCTCGCCGGCGTCTCGGGCGTCCAGCGGCACCCGCTCGCACTGCGGATGGCCCAATATCCGGCAGGCACCCGGGTGGCGGCGGCCACCGTCAGCCCGCAGGTGCGGCTCCAGTCCTGGGACCGGCTCACGCCGTTCGTCGACGCGTGTGTCGGCAAGGTAGGCTATGACTTCCTGGGCTTGGCGGAATTCCTCGAGCCGGAGATCCTGCGCGAGGGTCAGCCGAACAATCGTCGCATGGTGTGCTCCGCTTTCGTCGCAGCCGCCCTCGAGGCGGTTGGCCTGCTGGTCGGCGTCCCGTACTCCCAGGTCAGCCCGCAGTGGCTGCTGGAGATGCGGATCTTCGACAGCTTTATTCCCCTCCGCGGCGACCCGAGGCCGCGCAACTTCAACAGCGTGTAGCCGGATCAAAATCACCCAGAGAAGAGGATTATAATCATGCCGTTTTCATTCAGGACCGGAAAGAAGAAGAGCACAGAGCCGCCGCACAAGCGCTGCATGTTCGCGCGCTACGCCAAAGCCGTCGTGCTCCCGAGCGCGCCGGCGATCGTCGATTACAGCGGGTTCCCCGGCCTGACCAACATGCTCTGGAACGACATCCTGGGATGCTGCGTGATCAGCGCGATGTTTCATCTGGTGATGCTTTGGGCATGGTTTACGCGCGGTGTGAAGCTGGTGCCAACGCGCGACGAATTCATCGCCGCCTACTCGGCGATCGGCGGCTACGTGGACGGCGATCCATCCACCGACAACGGCTGCGATCCGTACGTCGCGCTGCAGTACTGGCAGACGACGGGGATCACGGTCGGAGGCCTGCTGCACAAAATCGGTGGCTGGGCTAACGTGAATGTCTTTAACTCGATCGAGGTCAAGATCTCCGCTTGGTTGTTTGGCGGGCACTTTGTAGGCTGGCAACTCCCGAGTGCAGTCCTCCAGGATGGCGTCACATCCTGGGCTGTGCCGCCGGGCGGCCTGGCTGCCAATCCAGCGGACCCCGACAACGGCCACATGACCGACATCATTTCCGTCGATGCTGCAGGAAACCTGGGCATCTCGACATGGGGCGCGAAGTACCCCGCGACGCCGGCATTCCTGCCCGACTATGTCGCGCCTGGCGAGTGCTTCGTTATCATCCCCGAAGACGGCCAGGACTGGATCGGTCCCACGGGCAAATGCCCCGCTGGCTTCGACTTACCCGCGCTCCTCGCGGACCGTGCTGCTTTATGATCCAACTCATCCAACTCATTCAGGCCCATCCGGCCGCCGCCGGCGCGGTGGCCATGTGGCTGTTCGCTGCCGTGATCCACGGGATGCCCGCGCCGGAGCCTACCTCCGGCGTCGGCTACCGTTGGCTGTATGCCACGCTGCGCTGGTGCGGCGCCAATCCGCTGCCCGGCGTGGCCGAGGCCAGAGACGCCGTTCGGCGGAAGATCCAAGCCCGCAGAATGGCGCGCATCGCGCGGCTCGGATAGCCCGAGTACTCCCTCGCCGTTTTTGGATCCACTCGCATCGGACGGCGATGCCAGCGATCGCTGGACCGTCGAGATTGCGGCCAGCAACGCCTGGCGCTCCAACTCCGGCATTCTCTCCAGGCGCGACACCCAGCGCTTCTTTTTGCGCTTGATTCGCTCGCGCTCCCGGAATCCACTCCCCAAATAGCGATAGTCGTGTAGCTCGGCCGGCGGCTCGAAGTTATACCAGAGCCATTCGGTCCGCGGCTTGCCTCCGCGCGTCATGGCGCGAAAGGTGGTCGTGTGCCAGCCGGCCAGCTCCGTGGCGTACAACTCGGACCAGTACCCCGAGACAATCACCATGCACGGCAGATCCTGGAGCACTCGCAGCAAGTGCGCAAGTATACTTGCGCGCAACCTGGTGGCATCGCAGCTTCAGGTGTGGAGAGCTAGGCGTGGGGAGCTGCGGGCTTCCGGACCAGGCGCAGGCAGCCGACGTCGCCAGCCCGCGCCATCTCCGCGTGCGCATGATAGCCCGCAGCATCCAGCGCGTCCGCAATTCGATCGATTACCTTGCCAGCCAGCTTGGCGCTCGGGCCGGCCTTGCGAGGAGGCCGCAAGGCGGTCCGAAGCTCCGCCGCCACGTAAACAGCGGCATAGAGGCCCAGTGTCAGCGGGACCTCGAAGCGATCGCCAAGCCGGGCGATCTCATCGTTGGCGCGGCTGGCGAGATCGGCTTCTTTCATCGCAGGACCATCTCGCACGCCGGATCGTCCTCGCAGGCCTGCGCCTGGTCGTCCGACAGCGGCTGCGCTGCCCAGGCCAGCAGCCAGAGCAGCGCGACTACCAGCAACGCCACCAGCGGGTTTGGCGGCTGGCGTTCCGGCGTGCGATCCGGCGGTCGCGGCGGCGTTGCTGGCGCCGCCACCACCACAGGATAAGCCTCCCCAATAGTGTGGACATTTGGATCTCCCTTCATCGCCGCCTCCGGCGAGTGGCGATCGCGCGTTCTGCGCGCGACCGCTCCGCGGCGGCCGCCGCCGCGCGCTCGTAGATGGTCTGGTACGCCACGTCGTAGCCGTGGCGCGAGCCTTTCGGCTCGATGTGCATGTAGCCGGCGTGCAACTCGATGACTAGCGGCTTGCCCCGGTGGCTGACTGCGGTCTCGTACGCCAGTGGCAGCAGCGGCGCGGTCGGGTCCTTGCTCACCGCCGCGTCAACGTCGGCTCGCCGATGGTTACGTCGGCGCCGTCGACCGTTGCCCCGCCCTTGATCGCCTTCTTAATCTCGCACTTGGCGACCTGGCAATCGCTCTTCGTGATGGCCAACTTCAGATCGTCGAAGACGGCCTCCATGGTGGGTGTATACACCATCGCGTGCGTAAATGCCTCCCACGCCGTCGCCGGCAGCGTGATGGTCAGCGTTTTGTACTCCGCCGGCACCGCCGCCTCGTCCGTGATCTCGACGCTGGGCGAGCCTTCCCGCAAGCCCAGCGTGTGCAGCTTGCCCTCCAGCTTCCTCCACTTTCCCTTGGCGTCGCGGCCGAGGCCTTCGATCACGCGCGCGCAATATTGCTCCAGCCTCTCCTGGCGCGCGGACCAGGCCTTGGCCAGAGCAGCCAGGCGCTGCGACTCCGATTTCATGAACGCGGCCTCATTCTCGCAGCGGCCGAGGTAGCCGGCGATCCCGTCCACCTTCTTGATTTCGAGTTGGACGTACTGCTCGATCTGCTGCCAGCACTCGGCTTTGGCCTGGTCCGTTTCGCACATCTCGTACGTGTCGAGGAGCGCTTGCAGCTCCTCGACCACGCCGTACAGGGATAGCGTTGCCATGTTACGCGGCCCTCCCTTCCTGCGCCGCCGTGGCCGGCGGCTGCATCGGAATCTCGTCGTCGTCTGCCGGCGCGAAGGCTTGCAGCGCCTTGGCATCCTGGAGTGCGGCCCAAAGCTCGCGTACCACCGCGCGCGCTACGCCGAACTTGCGGATGGCGCGCGGCTCGGTTACGCCATTGTGCGCCAAGATGCGGTCGTACTCGTCGGCGCCGTGCATGTCGATCGTGGCGAGCAGGCCGTCGCGCAGCTCGACGATGACCTGGTGGATGGTCGCGCAATTCGTCATGCGCGCCCAGAGCGCCTGCACCGCCGCCGGCGCGCTGGCCGAGGCAGCCGCCGCCTGGGGCGGCATGCTGATCGGCGGGTGTGGGACGCCGTTGCTCCTGCCGCCTCCTCCGGCAGCCGGCGCGGGCGCTACTGCTACCGGCGCGGGAGGTGCCACTGGCGCGGGCAACGCCTCGCCCTTCAGCCAGTCCGCGAACGCGGCGAACTCTTTGTCGCCGGGTTTCTTTAGCACTTTGCCGGCGTACGCCGAGCAGCGGGTCTTGTCGATAATCATGCTGTTGTTATCGTCCATCAGACCGACCAGGTCAAACTCGTACTCCAGGCCGTCGCGCTGCACGGGAGCCAGGCCTACCTTGATCCGCCGGGTTTTCTTTTTGCCGGTCTGGTCGGTGTACTCCTCGTTGAGGTACTCGTTTTTGGTCCGCATCGTCGCGATGATGTGGCAGGGCGATGCGATCATGGCGTCGATCATCTCGCGCTCGTGCGGCCGCCACTCCTTCCAGCCTTCCATCTGGTCGCGCGCGCGCGCTTTCTTCTCGTCGACAAACTCCAGCGCGCCGTCCTTGCCCATCCAGAAGTGGCTGAGCGAGTCCACGCAGAAGACCGCGTAGCCGGCGGCCTCCGCGGCGTGCAGGGAGTTGAGAAAATTCTCGGCGCTGTAGCTGGACAGTTCGATCACGTCGAACTTGAACAGATCTGCGTACTTCGACAAGCTGCCGTGCTCTGTGTCGATGGCGGCGATCTTGCCGTTCGGGCCGGCCAGCAGCCGGCCCAGTTTGAGGGCGGTCAGCGACTTGCCGCTGCCGCCAGGCCCGATGAGCGCCACGCGGCCTTTGGCGTCGTACTTCACCGCCGGTCTGAAGACTATACTTTGAGATGACATCTGGTTCCTTTCTCAGTTGTCGGTTGTGGAGGGGAGGCCGTTTGCGCGCGGCCTCCTCTCGCGTTTCATCCATGCCGGCTGACACCGGCAAAAGTCAGAGGCACGTTCCCCAGACCAGCGAGGCCAGTAGCAGGGCCCCAAACACGCCCAGCGCGCCGGCGGTGATCGATCCGTAGATTATCTCCTCACGCATGGCAGTCCTCCTGAATTTCCTTCAGCGCGCCGGTGATCGTGGCCAGGCGCCTGGCATAGCGGTCGCGCTCGCGTTGCAGCGCGTAGACCGCGTCGTTCATGTGCTTCGGACAGGCCTCCAGGTCCCAGGCCAGCTCCGGCCCGCAGTCCGGGCAGATCCGCTCCTGGCAGGCGCCAACCCGGCAGTGCAGTACATCATCGTCGAGGTTGACGTGGCCGTTTGGGCATTCGTAGTATTTCTGCTTTGGATTTTGCGGCATGATCCTCCTTTCACGCCTGCGGGCAAAACCGCAGGCTGCGCGTCTCCAGCAGCATCGTCGCCAGATCCGCCAGCGATCGCTGCTGTGCCATGGCCGGGTGCTTGTCTTCCGTGGGCCGTAGCGGCTTGGCATATTTGTATTATGCGGAGTAGCTACGCATAAGTCAAGCACTATTTTGGCCCGCTTTTCGTCCGTAGCGGACACGCAGCTATTGACAGGCCAAGCCGCTTGGCACTATACTTCTCGACATGACGATGATTGACACCGCAGTTATCGGAAAAATGGGCGGAGACGCGCGCGCCGCCTCCCTCTCCGCAGAAGAACGCAGTGCCAGCGCGCGCAAGGCAGCACGCGCGCGATGGAAGGATCATAAGGCCAAGCGTCCGGTGGCAGGCAGGAACAAGCAGGCAAGTGCGAGAAAGCGCGCCGCCAAGTAGGACCCCATGTTCAACTGGCTTTGTCCCAAATGCGGTCGCGAAGTTCAACCCTCGGAACCCGAATGCCCGGCGTGCCACGAGGCGGCAGCGACGATGGCGGCTCGAACGAAAATGGAGACGCTAAAGAGGGCGAACTAGCGCAATAAAAAACCGATTCGGTTTGGTTTTGCTGCCCCGCCGAATCGGTTTTTGGAAGCCCAATCTTGACGATATGACCACTCTCATGCAAGTGGTAGGCTCTATGTGTATTTTACCAACAAGAGAGGAACACGATGAACATCAAAAAGAAGACGACGCGCGTCGTCGCACGGCGCCGCGCATCCGCAGATCCATCCGTCCGGAGATACCGGCTCTACCGGGAGCCGGTGCCGACCATCCAGCAGCTCGCGCCGACCAACGGACACAGCAAGCTGCCGGCGCCGGCGCCGGTGAAGGCGTAGCCGGATCCCAACGCCGCGAATGGCGATGGCCGCCGGGCGCCGATCGCCGTTTCCAGCGTGGCTAGCTAGCCGCGACGGACTCGGCGAGGACGCCGGCGGCGTACACTGGTATACGCGCGGGCGCTCCCCCACTCGCCCGCGAACCCGCCGGCGATTCGGGCGCCCGCCCGAGGACTCCAATCTCATGAACTGCGCCATCTACGCTCGGGTCAGCACCAAGGCGAAACCGGTCCGCAAAGCCGGCGAAGCACTCGCAAAATATAAGGAAAAGCTCGCCGCTTGGCAGTCCAAGCACCAGGACACGGAGAACCAGCTCCTCGATCTGCGTCGCTACGCGAAGGCGCAGGGCTGGACAGCCGTCGAGTACATCGACCACGAGACCGGCAAGCACGCCGACCGCGACGCGCTGCAATTGATGTTTGCGGACTCAAGCCGGCGGAAGTTCGAGGTCGTGTTGGTATGGGCGCTCGACCGATTTACCAGGCAGGGCGTGCTGGACACATTCGCGCACGTGAAGATGCTCCACGACTACGGCATCCAGTTCGAGAGCTACACCGAGCCGTTCTTTCGAACCACCGGACCTGCCGGCGAACTGCTGATGGCGGTCCTAGCCTGGGTGGCGAAGCAAGAGCGCATTCGCATTTCCGAGCGAACCAAGGCCGGCCTGGTGCGGGCGCGAAAGCAGGGACACGTGGGCGGCCGGCCGCCGCGAATTTTCGATCGCCAGCGCGCACGCGAATTGAGGAAAGGCGGCATGAGTTGGAGGAAGATCGAGAAGGAAATGGGCGTGCCGCAATCGTCGTTAAGGAAGGCGCTCGGCTCCCCCGCCAAAGGTGTGCACAAAACGTCCTTGAAAAAGGGCGAAAAACGTGTTGCAACCAAAACCTAGATTTGAAGCGCTTTTAGAGTGCACGAACGAACGTTTTATGCACGCCAGATCACCGCAAAACCCCAATAAAACGGCCATTCGCTACGCGCTAATTCGGACATGCGGGTCCGCTCGATTGCCGCGCGGGACGGCTTTGGCAGGCACATAAGTCCACATTCAGGCCCATTCCAGAAAAAAAATGCAGGCGCGGAGGTGGTAGTACGTAGTCTCCGACTCCCATTCTCGCAGCTCGCATCGCCAGGACTAGCGAAGCAACCAGGTCGTGCTGGCCACTTGACACCCACGCCGAAACCAGCGATGCTGCAGACATGGCGTATCCAGGCGGAAAGAACGCGCCAGGCGTTTATCACACGATCATCAACCTGATGCCGCCCCACCAGACCTACATCGAGCCGTTCCTTGGCGCCGGCGCGATCATGCGGCTGAAGCGACCGGCGGCGCTCAATATTGGCATCGACATAGATCCGGGCGCGCCCAAAGTGACGATGCCGCCGGTTCCCTCGCCAGATCCGTCGCGTTCGGCCGACGCCGGCAAAAACGGCGAGGCGTACCGTTCGCGCGAAACGGCGATGGCGGATCCGCACGCCGCCTCGGGCGATGCCCGTCATCACCACTCGCCAGGGGCGGCGATACAGGCCTCCAGCGGCGGAACTGGCGATGGAGTACTCCCGCGCTTCCACTTCGTGCACGGGAACGGGATCGACTTCCTGGCGTGTTATCCCTTCGCCGGCAACGAGCTCGTGTACTGCGATCCGCCATACGTGATGGCCACGCGCTCGGGCCGCCGGCTCTATCGCTGCGAGATGGCCGACGCCGAGCACCAGCGTTTATTGCGAGTGCTCCAGGATCTGCCTTGCGCCGCGATGATCTCCGGATACTGGTCGGAGATGTATGCCGAGGCGCTGGCCGGCTGGAACAGCGTCACGTACGACGCGATGACGCGGGCCGGCAAGCAAAAGACGGAGTGGCTGTGGTTCAACTTCCCGCGGCCCACCGAACTCCACGACTATCGCTACCTCGGGCGTGGCTTCAGGGAGCGCGAGAAAATCAATCGGAGGAAGAAGCGCTGGGTCGCGCGCCTCGAGCGGATGCCGGAGTTGGAGCGGCACGCGCTGCTGGCGGCGATGGCTGAGGTACGCTGTTAACCAACGACAGCCTAGCCGCGCGCCTTGGCACGGAGCGACAACGGGAGGATGTCAAATCAAACTCTCGCAGTCCAAACTACTGACCACCACCAGCCCATCCTCTATTTCGGCTCATCCTTTCAAATCGACTTCGTTCCCAAGCCCTGGCGCGTCGGTCGCGTGCCACGTCCTTCCGCGCTATTCATTCGCGCCACCTGCGCGAAAGCCGCCCGGCAGGTTCAGCTTGACTGGCATCTGGTGTGCAGCGCACGCGACGTGCTCTGGCGCACGACGCGGCATTTGGAGTGCCCCGTTGGCTGCGCCTGCAGCACAGCGATGCGGCGCGCTAAGCGGGCGCTGACGGACATTCTGGAGGAGTTTCTCAACGTGGGGCAGGGAAGACAGGCCGACGGGCTACAGAGTAGACTGCAAAGTATGAAACGCCTGCTAGTGGCAGAGCAGTTCGATTCCTATGCGCGGTCCGTCGTGCCGATCGGCGCGTCTGCAACCCAGCGGCAGGATCGTCGCGTATTCATGGGATCATTTTACCTCCTGATCCTCCGGCAGCTTCCTCCTCAGCCCGGCGTCCGTCGTCACCGCGATCATCGCCCGCAGCAGCTTGTCGCGCAGCTCCGGCGCCAGTTTGTCTTCGTCGATCACCAGGCCGCGCGGGCAGATCGTCTCACCCGTGGCGACGGCGTTGAGCGCGTCCTTCTCGTCGTCCGTGAACTGTTCGCGGATGGCTTCCCACGTGGTTAGGCGGATTAGCACGCGGCCTCCGTCGCGGCCATCGCCGGATCAAGCGTCGGGCGCCGACGCGGCTCGCCGTTTCCGCCGGCGTCGGCCGAACGCGCCGCTTCCGGCCTGGCCGCGCAGCCGGCGGTCTTCTCTGAGTAGCGCCAGAGCACGATCTGGCCATGGAAGTCGTACCGCGGCGTGCGCATCCCGGCCGGCGGCGGATGCAGCTTGATCCAATAGTGGATCATCTCGTCGAAGGCTTCGTCCCGCGTGGTGCTACGAAAGCCGTCGTGCCAGGCCAGCGCGTTACACTCGTCGGGCGTCAGCTCCTCGCCGTCGATCCAGACGCGGCCGAACCAGCCGTAGAAATTGCGCACGATAAGAATGCGGACGTTCCCAACGCCCACGCACGGCCATCGCCCGAGCAGCCGCATGGTCTTCTGGCGCGGATCGACGTAGCAATCACAGCGATCGCCCACGCGGAACGGACGCTTCCGAATCCCGCGGATGGTGTGCGTCTTGGACCCTTCCTCGACGTATGGCGCGAAGCGGCGGCGGAATCCTACGAGCACGGTGCGGCCTCCAGCAGCGGTCTGGCTGCGTCCTTCTTGGCGCACCGCGTAACGCGAGCATGGCGCGTGCGAGGCCAGCGGTGCCTGACGAGGCGACTAAGGATATACGTGGCTTCGTCGAGGTCCAGGTATGTGGCGATCACGTGGGCAATCGCGCAGCTCGCGCGCGGGCCGTACGCGAGTAGCGCGAGCTCGCCGCGAATCTCCGCGACCTCGATGCTCTTGCGCCACTTGGCTCCGTGGCCGTCGTGCCAGATGTGGATGTGGTTAGCCGCTGGCACGGTTGGCCTCCGCCACCATGCGCAGCTTGCGCACGACGCGACGATATCCCTGTCTGATTCTGGGCGATGCGGCGGCGAAGTACGCAGCCGCCTGTTTGATCACGCGCGCCGGCGGTGGCCTGTAGCCGAGCTTCCTGCCTCGATCCAGGATCTCTCCACAGGCCTTGTAGTCTGTACCGGGCTTGCCGGAGATTAGCGCGTCCCATGCGTCGTCTACTGCACGCTGCCAGGCCTCGGGTGTCTGCGGATCGCTCACAGGTCGGCCTCCGCGATAAGTTCAATCAACACCTTCACCCTGTCCTGGCAGCGCTGAAGCGCGCTCAGCGCGACCTGCAGCTCGCCCTGGCGATTCCAGCCGACGCCGCGTTCCGTGCGGCTTGGCCGCGCACGCTGCCCGCATGTCATCGAATTTGCTCATGTTCTTCAGGTCTCCAGTGTGGTGCGACGGGCCGCTGTCACCGGCCCGCCGTCTTCATTGCTCGGTGATCTGGAACCCGGTCGGGCCGCCAGCCACCACGTCGATCGGGTTGCCGGAGCCGCTGATGGCAGTGCCATCCGGGAGTGTAGTCGACGCGGTGATGATCACCCCGGTCGCCAGAACCGGCGGTGTGGCCGGCGCCAGCGTGGCGCTCATTCCGTCCGCAGCCGGAGTTACGACTACGGCTGGATCGCGCGACGCCCAAGAAGGTGGTGGAGTTCCATCGGGCAGGGTTGTGGGTAAGCCGGCGACGTCCACCGGCGTGAGTGTCGCGGTTGCCGAACCATTGTCCAGCATCCGAAAATCTACTATCGCTTTCAGTCTTGCCATTCTTTCCTCTCTTACAACGAATGCTGCCGGTGCTTTGAGTAGCGCCAGCGTTAGAGCCAGCGTCGTGTCCATCCGCGACTGCTGGCTCAAGAGTTTGTCGAGCTTCTCATCCATCCGATTGAGAAGCTTAAAATCCATGTGCGGCATTTTATGCAGTCCTCGCTTGCCGTCGGCAAAGCTTTCTGAAGTCGCGCTTATCGATCCAGTGCTCGAGCGGGCGGGTTCGACCGAACACTGTCGCGGTGATTCCCTCCCAGCGCACCACAAGCTCGTAGCGTTCGGAGTGCTGCGGAAATTGCTCGGCGCGAACGATCAGGCCAGTCGTGCGCGAGGGCACGCCGTACGCGCTGCGCTCCTGGTTGTGTCCCACCGCTGGCGCAACTACCGTTGTGCCGACCGCTGCGCGAGCTTCGGCGCGCGTGAAATCATTGCTATGCATGTGTACACCTTTCTGGCGCCGATCGTGCAGCACGGCGCTCGGTTTCAAACCAGACCTTTTTGCCCGTAAACCTCGGGCGGATGCGGTAGGCAAAGTGCTCCCCGCGCCGTCTGGCCGCGAGGAAGAACTCCCACTCGTCCGGTGGAAAGTTCTCGTAAGCGTAAGTCGATCGCTTGCGGCCGTCTGGCGCCTTGAAATCAATTTCAAGAACGCGACGCTCGCGGTCATAGCGGGCCCACAGCACGAACGAAGAGAACCGGCAGCTCGTTTGCTCCTCGATCATGTGCCACCATTGGTCCTCTGCCGCTTGTGTGTGCGCTCGGCCAGGACCCTGCACTTCTTCCAGTCGGGCAACTTTTGGGAATTATACATTACTACCCCGCTTTCGCATTTTTCTTAGCCTTTCGCACTCTTTTGCGTTGAGCCTTTGTCTTAGGTTTGGCCTTGTAAGCCAGCACGATATCAGTGATCCCGCGTAGCTTGTCGATGTTGTCAGGCGTCGAGCACGCCTCACGAAGGCGTTGCAGCATGAACCAAGCGGACTTTTGCGTGATGCCGATCTCTTTAGCGAGTTGCATAGAACTGATACCTTTGCGCGCGGTGACCAGGAGATACATCGCGTACACCCATTTGTGCAGCGGGATCTTGGACGCTCCAAATATCGTGCCATCCCGAACAGTGAAGGTGAACTTGTTGCACGCGCCGCAACGGTATGCAATGCGTCGCGCAGCTCGTCGTTCGATGGTGTCGGCGGCATAGTCGGGTCTAACGGTGGCCAGTGCGTGGCGGATGGGTATCACTTCGCACCTCCAGCTGCCTTCGGCGCGCGGCTGGCGGTCAGCTCTTGCGCGCGCAGGTAGAGGCCAGGCGCCTCGCGCTTGGCCGCATCTATGCGTGCGCGAGAGCTGGCGGCGTCGGCGTGCTGCGGAAACTCGGCGACGAATTGCATGTCGATCGCCAGCCCCTCTGCCGTTTCCGCCTCCGGCCGCGCCTCTGTGGGCGGCTTGCGCGCCGGCGCCGAGCGCGCGGCGTCCTGAGCGAACGGCACCAGGAGGCCGTAGTGGCCATCCTTAACGATTCTCTGGCCGCGCCGGATGAGGACGGCCGCGAATTGGTCCAGGGACGCGTTGCCGAGTTCCCTGACCACCGCGCCGAGCTTCTGATCGTCGGGCAGCGCGCCCATATACAGCCGCGGATAGCGCTCGCGGTCCATGAAGATCTCACGGAGCACATCGCGGAGCGGATCGAGGGGGGGTGCGGCAACTGGCTGCCGCACCCCAACGCTTAAGTCGTTGGATTTACAGCATCGAGAATTTTTATCCACACACCCTTGCGCCGGCGCCCCGGCTTCGGTTATATTGGCAGGCACCTGGTGCTGTTGGGCGTCTCCATTTTTCGAAGCGGGGAGGGGTCCGGCAGCCAACTGCCGCACACCCCCTGCTAAGTCCTTTATTTCCCGCACATCGTTGGTAAGAACCCCGTCGATCTCATACAGCGTGTCAACCGGGCACGCGATCTTGAGCGGGCAATCCAGTTTTGCCGCGACGGGTTCCGGCTCTGCCGGAGTGGTATCCTCCGCGGCGCGCGTCACTGTACGGAGTGGCTTTTTCTCGAGGTCCGGCAAACGCTGCACCCAGCGATAGCGATTCTCCTTTCCGTCCTTCGTGTTTACGCTCTCCACCTCGCAGAGGCCGCACTTGGCGGCTTCCTGGATGGCGTAGCGGGCCTGGCGCTCGCTCACGCGCATGGTCTCGGCCAACTGCGCGATTGGGTAGGCGCACACGCCTGGCTGCGATCCCGACCGTTGCCGCCAACTTCGCTGTGCGATCAGTAGCACGGCCAGCACGGTGGCCGGCTGCACGGCGCCGGCGAGCTTTTCGCCGAAGTCTTCAGGGAGTGGCACGAACGGATAGGAAATTTTGGAGGGAGGCCGCCTCGACGGGCTGCTCATCTGCGCCTCCGGCTTGCGATGCTTTGCGGAACGCTAAAAGTGCAATATGATGGTTTCAGTTGTGAAGCACCTTTCTGGCGCGCTCTGCCGTGTGCATGCGCGCCATAATTTTTATCCCTTCGCTGCGCGCTTCTTCGCCGCGGACTTTTTCTGACGGCACTCCCAACATCTGCACGCCTTGGTTGGGTCGTGGACCATCGTACGCGGGCGTCCGATTTTATTCCCACGCTGCCGCGCGCGCTGCAGCCCGACCCGAGCCATGATCTTGGCCGCCTGCTCGATGGTGACGTCGGAAAGTTCCACGTTTTTTTTAGTGTACTTTATATAGGCGCGTTTTTGCAAGAATATTTTTCAGTTCGGTTTCGAGTGAACTCAACTGCCGCACCCGGTCCGGCAGCCAACTGCCGCACCCCCCGGCAGCCAACTGCCGGTGCAACCTTATACGTGTTAGAGTAAGACAGAGGGCCGTGAGTGGGCAATTCTCCGTATACGGAAATGCGTGACAACTGCCCGCCCACACGCCGGCCAGCGCGCGAACAAAACAGAACGAAACCGCACTCAGACCAGCCGGCAGCCACGGACGAAAACTATGGTATTCCCAATTCTCGCGATCGCCCCTCGCCAGCTCTGACGCGGGGATCCGCCATCGTCATCTCTGGCGATCGGGGCCCGAAATTGAAATCACCTGGCAGCTTCCCACCGTGAGAGTTGGTCTTCACCGCGCGCCCTTCGGTCGCAGCGGGATGCGCGATGGCCCACAGGCAAAGCTCGACGCGGTTGGCTGTGCCGAGGCCTTCAGCCAGTGCGGCGATGTAGCCCTTGACTGTGGAGAGTGCTATTGACAGCCGATATGCTATCTGCTTATTGCTGCACCCGGAAGACACGAGCGCAAGCACCTGGCGTTCGCGAGGCGAGAGGATCAAAAACAAAGATCCAGAAGTTGAATCGCCATCTGAAAAGAATTTCATTAATGCCCCTCACTCGGGGGGCGTCCTTAAGCACATCAAAACAATAGTACCTTTTGCGCTCTGTTTTACCAAATCGACTTCCCGTAATGTGGATGGCGGATGAGAGCACCGAACAAATCGCCAGCTCGCCGGTATACTCAATCAGCGAGTCGAGTCATGTCGGAACAATGAAGCCCTCCAAAACAAAGAAAATCTCGCCGCTGTCGAAAGAAGCACATCGCCGGCGGAAGCTGATCGACGAACTCGGCGACATCGAGGCTCAGTTTGCGTCGCTGGAGGAAGCGCGAGGGGCGCGCCGGAAAGAGATAGCTCTCGAAATTATCGGCTGGAGCGCGAGCTCGCCGCCGCAGCAGGCCGATGAGTACGAGGGCTATCAGTACGCCGCGCTGGTCTCCGCAATGGGCAACGTGCGCACAGTCGACAAGCGGGCAGCCTTCGCGGTCCTCGGACAGGGTGCCTACTTGGAAGCCTCCAGCATCACGATCAAGGCGGTTGAGGAGGCAAAGCTCGCACCCGAGAAGTTCGCGAAAATTGTGAGCGCGCCGTTACGCGCAGGCCCGCGTTCAGTGAAGACACACCGCCGCCAGGCGGTCGCGCAGATCGCCAAGGCTGCGTAGTGCTCATGCTGGCCGGTCTCCGGCCACCGACCCTCGGGCGGGTCGAAAATCTTGTCCGCCGTTTCCAGGCAACTCCCACTACGTTCCAACATGCGAAAGATTCCCATTCACTGCGGCCCGCGGATCGTCGACTTTTGCGACGACAGCAGCGTGCATCGATACGAGCACGCGCCAAATGCCGAGGTTGTGCGCAAGCACAAGACTGGTCAGGTCGTGCGAATCAACGTGCTCTCGTTCGACGACATGTCGGGGAAGCGCAGCGTGCATCTCGATAGCCGCCAGCCCGGCTACGAGGAGCACCTGGAAGAGACGATGCTGCCCATGTTGAAGCGGGTCCACCGCGAGACACAGGCGCTGATTCCGTGGTCCGACCGCGTAAGCTTCAATCCGCGTCGGTTTAATCCCGATCGGCTCGCAGCGAAGACCGGCGGCGGGCGCCCAGTCTGTCCGCCGCTCGCGCGATGCGCCGCCTAAGCGAGACACTGGAAGCACCTCCCGAATGCTCTCCGGAAGAGCTACTGCGCGAACTCGAGCGGCGACAGCTCCTCAATAGCGCCCTCGCGCAACTCGATCCGGACTCCGCTCTCGTCGTCCGGCGCCGCTACCGGGACGGCGTGCCCTTCCGCGCGATCGCCGGGGAGTTGGATTTGGCTGTGTCGAGCGTTCACGCGCGGCACACGCGGGCCATCACCGCGCTGCGGGTTATTTTCGACGGTCTGAAGATCAAATCACTCAGTGAGGTATGACCAATGACCGAGTGGCTCTATTTTCTTCTGAGTGCGATCTTTGGCGTCGTCGTGCTGGCCTGCCAGATCATCAACGCGCTGCTGGTCGCGCGCAGCGAGGTGCGGCTGCAAAAAGCGATTGCGGACATGCGCGCGTGGATCGAAGGCCGGTTCGTGGATAAGGATTTGTGCCGGGCGCACGGCGATGCCGTCTCGACCGAAGTTAAAACGCTTCGCGACTTGATCCTGCAGAGGCGCGGCGCGTGAACTTCGATCGCACTCCAGGCCAGGTCGGGTACGATGCCTATCGCGAGGCGCTCTGCGGCGGCTGCCGCTCCACTGCGATTTGCGACGGCACGCCGGTCGCGACCTGGTGGCAGCTCTCCGCGGCGGTCAGAAACGCGTGGGAAGCCGCATTCGCCGCCGCTCGGCTCTGGGAGTGCGCCGCCAAGACGCGCGGCGGCGTGAAGGCCCGCGCTGGCGCTTGAGCATGCAGCCATGTGGCCATTCAGCTTCGAGGACGACGATTTCTGCGCCTCGATCGCCTGGGACCTGCCGGCACATGGCCGCGGGGAGCGCCATCACACAGATTCCAACGAGCTTGTCGTCCGTCCCCGTGCGTCCGTTTTCTCCGAACACAACCGCTATTCGGGTACACACCTATAACCCGCTGACTTATCCCTCCTTGCACGGGGCCGGACGCCAGGAAGCTGATCAATGAAGAAGAAATCGCAGCCACAAGCACAGCAACCGGCGCTTCCGCCCGGCCTGCAATGTGAGGCCTGGCCCACGTCGAAGCCGATCCCGTACGCGCGCAACCCGCGCAAGATCCCGCAGTCGGCCATCGACAAGGTGGCGGCGTCGATCCAGGAGTTTGGCTTCCGCCAGCCGATTGTGGTCGACGCGAAGGGCGTCATTGTTGTGGGCCATACGCGCCTGCTGGCCGCCCAGAAGCTGGGTCTGCCCGAGGTGCCGGTCCACGTTGCACTGGATCTCACGCCGGCGCAGGCCAAGGCGTACCGCATCGCCGACAACCGGGCCAGTCAGGAGGCGGAGTTCGATCTTCCAGTGCTGGCGCTTGAGTTTGAGGATCTGAAAGCGCTGGACTTCGACCTGGGGCTGACCGGCTTCGATCCGAATGAGATAGAAGCCTTCTCCGAGGGGGGGGGGGGACTCACGGACGAAGATAGCGTCCCTGAGGTTCCCGAGGTGCCGGTCACCGTGCTGGGCGATCTCTGGCTGCTGGGCGCATACGTGGAGTGCCCGCGCTGCCACCACCACAACGATGTCTGAGGCGACCGTAACCTGCGCGCATTGTGGCAAATCGGCCACGGGGCCGGTCCAGTTCCGCCACCGGCTACTGTGCGGCGACTCGCGCGACCCGGGTGCCACAGCGCGCCTGTTTGGCGCAGCCAAAGCCAACGTAGTGATCACTTCCCCGCCCTATGCCAGCCAGCGGGAGTACGACGCCTCGAGCGGCTTCAAGCCGATCCCGGAGGAGAAATACGTCGAGTGGTTCCGCGCGGTGGCTGCGGCAATCCAAGCCGTGCTGGCGCCGGACGGCTCGTACTTTCTGAACATCAAGGAGCACGCGGGCGAAGGCGAGCGCAGCCTCTACGTCAAGGACCTGGTCCTGGCGCACAAGCGCCAGTGGGGCTGGCGCTTCGTGGACGAGTTCTGTTGGCGCAAGACCGACAACGGTGTACCGGGCGGCTGGCAAAATCGCTTTAAGAACGCTTGGGAGCCGGTGTTTCACTTTTGCCGCCAGCAGGAAATCAAATTCCGGCCGGAGGCGGTGAGCCACAAGTCGGAGGACTGTTTCGGCTACAGCCCGAACAATCCGAAGGCGACATCCGGAAGCGGGCTGCTTGGCAGTGGCGCTCGCGGTCCGGCCGCCGGCAAACCCGGTGCGTCGGGGAATGATGGCAGGTTCGGAGGCTTGGCCAGGCCTTCGAATGTGATCGATGCCAAGACCGAGTCCACACAAGGTTCGCACTCCGCTCCCTTTCCGCGCGCACTGGTCGAGTTCTTCATCAAAGGCTTCTCCGACCCGGGTGATGTGGTCTATGATCCGTTCATGGGAAGCGGCACCACGATGGCAGCCGCGCAGATCCTGGGGCGCTCCGGCTACGGCATCAAATTGTCGCCGGGCTACTGCGACGTCATCGTGCGCCGCATGCGCATGGGCCCGCTGGGCACAGCCAAAGCCGTCCTCGAGGCGACCGGACAGTCGTTCGAAGCCGTGGCGGCCGCCCGAGGCACCAGCGCGGATGCTCCGCCGGCGCCGAAGGGCATGCATCGCTTCGCCAAGGGCAATCCGCTCCACAATATGGGCGGCGCAAAGTCCGACGCTGCCACGGTCGCGCGGAAGCTCCGAAAGGGGGCAGCGCGTGGCTGAGAAGAAGCACACGTGCACGAAGTGCCACAAGCCGTTCACCGCGCCGGTCCAGGGGCAGCACCGGCTGCTCTGCGGCGACGCGACGGATCTGGGGAGCGTCCAGAAGGTGCTGGACGGCGGCGAGGCGGCGATGGCGTTCACCGATCCGCCGTACAACGTGGCGTACGAGGGCAAGACGGCCAAGAAGCTGAAGATCGGTAACGACAGCCTGGGCGAGAAGTTCCGCGAGTTCCTTGAGGCGGCCTGCAGTAACATCCTGACGGTCACAAAGGGCGCGGTCTACGTCTGCATGTCGAGTTCGGAGCTGCACACGCTGTTCTCCGCGTTCGCTGCCGCCGGTGGCCACTGGTCAACGTTTGTCATTTGGGCTAAGCACCACTTTACGCTGGGCCGATCCGACTACCAGCGCATGTATGAGCCGATCCTATATGGCTGGCGCGAGGGCGCGCAACACTTCTGGTGCGGCGACCGCGACCAGGGCGACGTCTGGGCCATTAAGAGGCCTATGGCAAACCTGGAGCATCCGACCATGAAGCCGGTAGAACTCGTCGAACGCGCGCTGAAAAACAGCAGCAAGCCGGGCGAGACCGTACTGGACCCATTCGGCGGCTCCGGCACCACGATCATCGCGTGTCACAAGAACGACCGCCAGGCACGCGTGGTGGAGTTGGACCCGAGATACTGCGATGTGGTCATCAAGCGCTGGCAGGAATTTAGCGGGAAGCGCGCAGTGCTGGCCGGCGACGGCCGGACGTTCGCAGACCTGACAGAGAAACGGGCGGGCAAAGTGAATGCAAATGCATAAAAAAAGCCGCCCGTTTCCGGGCGGCTGGGCTGGAGCGGTGGCTGGCGTCCTACAGCGAGTAAGTGCGCTCGCCGGCCTCGTTCTTGGTGGACTCGGCAACCAGCCCCATCTTCTTCAGCGCGCCGGCGACGAATCCGCGAACCGTGTGGGATTGCCATCCGGTCGCGTCCATGATCTCGCACAGCGTCGCGCCGCCCTTGCGGCGCATCATAGCGATCACTGCGTCCTTCTTGCTGCCTTCCGCCGGCTTCTGCGCGGGTTTGTCTGCGGCTGGCTTGGCTGGCTTCTTTTGCTTGGCTTCCGTGCCGCCTTTCTTGGCCTTGGGCGCGCCAGGCTTCTCTGGTTGGACCTTGGTGGCTGCGGCGGCCTCCGAACCGTCCCTGGCGGCCTTTTTGGCAGCGGCCAGTGCCTGTAGCGCCTCCATGTCCTTGGCCGGGTCTCCGGAGAGGATGTGGATCACGTTCCAGATGCGGTTGATGGCCGTCTGGCGGTCCATGAACTTTTTGACTTCCTTCAGCTTGGCGAACGGTCCAGGCGTGCCGGCCAGCGTGTTCCAGACCGCTACAAAGCGGGCGCTGGGCCAGTCCTTGGTGGCCGCTGTGAATTCCTTCTGGCTGGCAAATGAAATGTCGCCCTCGGCCGCTGCGGGCTGGGCGTCGTAAGTGGTGATGTTATTGTCTGCGTCGATCGTAAAAAACATGGTGGTCGTCTCCTTTGAAAGTTTGGTACTTCACGCCGGCAAGCCCGCCTGGACCGGGCGGGCGCGGGCGATCCGGCGGCGTGGCTAGTGCATGACGATTAATCACTCCGGTGCGCCCGGATTGCAAGCAAAAAGTGCTCGTCAATTTAAAATAGACGTCGCACAGGCTGGAGGCTAACGTGCATGCGGAAGCCCTCAGCCAAGCCCAAACCGAAGGCCGCCGCGCCGATCCCGCTGCCGGAGCTCGAGAAGCTGGCGGCGCTCCAGTCGACCGACGCGGAGATCGCAGCCTGGTTCGGCCTGACGGAAGCCGAATTCGCCGCGCGCCAGAAGTCGTCGGCGGCCATCCGGGAATCGCTCAAGCGCGGCCGGCTGAAGGGCATCGTCGCACTCCGGCAGAGCGCACTGAGCGGCAAAAATCGGGCGCTATTTCGCTCGTTTGCCCGGCAGTATCTCAACAGCGCGCCGCCGGCGCCGCCGGCACGCTGGAAATTCGAAGCCAAGCGCGGCGTCTCGAAGAAGGCCGCGTTCCTCGAAGCCTACATCGCGACCGCCGGCCAGGTGGTCGGAGCCGCGGAGGCGGTCAAGATCGACCGCCGGCTGCACTATCGCTGGCTTGATGAAGACAATGTCTACGCCAAGGCGTTTCAGCGCGCAAAACTCGAAGCGGCCGACGTGCTCGAGGCGGAAGCCGTCCGGCGCGCCAGGGACGGAGTGGTAGAGGCCGTCTATCACGATGGCGAGGTGGTCGGCTATCAGTTGCGCTACTCGGATGGCCTGATGCTTGGCGCGCTCCGGGCCAAGCACCCGGACTGGCGCGAGAAGATCGCCGCCGAGTTGACCGGTAAGGATGGGGAGCCGATCAGAGTGCAGGACCCTGCCGCCACCACCGCCGTTGCCGGCTACCTTGCTGCGCTGCGTGCCTGGGGGCGAAAAGCTGGTCCAGAGCCGGGAGCATTGGTACCTGGGCAGACGCTGCCCGGAGATCACGGCGAGGCCGGGGCCTCCACGGGCGAACCAGATCCGGCCGGAGGGTGATTGGACACGATGGCTGCTACTGGCCGGTCGCGGATTCGGCAAGACCCGGGTGGGTGCGGAGGAAGTTGTCGACTATGGCATTTCGCATCCGGGCGAGCGCATCGCGGTTATAGCTCCGACGTCGGACGACGTTCAATCTGTATGTTTCGAAGGCGAGTCGGGAATCCTGGCGTCGCTTCCGGCGTTCTGCCGGAAGGGCTACAACTCGACCCGGCACAAGCTTATACTGCCGAACGGCGCCATCATCCGCGGCTACTCTGCCGAGGAGCCGAACCGGCTGCGGGGCCCGCAGCACCACTTTGGATGGTGCGACGAGATCTGCGCGTGGAAGCGGCCGGAGACGTGGGCCATGTTTATGCTCGGCCTGCGGCTCGGCGAGGACCCGCGCGTGGTGATTACGACCACGCCGAAGCCGGTGCCGCTCACGCTGGAGTTGATTCGCGACCCGCGAACGAAAATAACGCGGGGAACGACGTACGAAAATCGGGCAAACCTGGCGCCGTCGTTCTTTACGGAGATCATCACGAAGTACGAGGGCACGCGCCTCGGCCGCCAGGAACTACTGGCCGAGGTCCTGACCGACGTACCTGGCGCGCTCTGGACGCTGACCAGGCTGGACCAGCTCCGCATCCTCCCGCCGGCGAAGCCTCCGGAAATGCAGCGCATCGTCGTGGCGATCGATCCCGCCGGCAGCATGTCGGACGCGGGCGACGAGATCGGGATCGGCGCGGCGGGCAAGGGCGTGGACGGCCACGGCTATGTGCTGGAGGACGCCTCGTGCCGGCTGAAGCCGCTGGGCTGGGCCGCTCGGGCCATAGCGCTCTACCACAAGTGGGAAGCCGACGCGATCGTCGCGGAGACGAACTACGGCGGCGCGATGGTCGAGAGCACGCTGCACACGGTCGACCCGAATGTCCGGGTGATCCAGGTGAGCGCGTCGCGCGGCAAGGCCGTGCGCGCGGAGCCGACATCTGCACTCTACGAGCAGGGCCGGTTCCATCACGTGGGGTCGTTCGCGGAACTCGAAGAGCAGATGTGCGCGCTCACGCCTTCGGGTTACGGGCTTAACGGCTCTCCCGATCGGGTGGACTGGCTCGTCTGGGCATCCACGGAGCTTTTCCAGGCGATGCCGAACCAGGGCATCTTCGAGTACTACCGGCAGGAAGCGCAGGCCGTGGAAGACCGGAAGCGCGCGGAGAGGGAAACCGACGAGAAACGGAAGCGCGGCGGGGAATAGCGTGGCTGAGTACAAGCGGAAAATCTGGAGTGCCAAATCCGAGGCCCGCGCACGGGAGATGCGGGCGCGCGGCTGCCGCGAAGTCCGGTTTGCGAAGCCCGCGAGCGGCCGGCGCCCGCTAATAGAGAGCATCACCAGAACGGACATCATCGCGCTGGCACTACTCTGCTTCGGGGTGCGGATCATCGCTTCCGAGTTGATCCTGTGCAGCGCAGTTCCTCGGCGGCCAGCCCGGATGGTCTGCAACTGCGGGCGCTGCCGCCGCTGCCAGATCAGGAAAGCCACGCTGATCCAACGCCAGCGTCTCGATGTGGATCGATCCTGGGAGTCGACCGTGCGGTTTTGCATGGAGAATTACGGACCGAGGTGCTGGCAGCTTGGGTCGACGCTCTCGCAATTGGGCGCGTACGCATGATCATCCGGCTGGTGATGTCCCAGGAAGAGCGCGCGGCGGGTATCTCTGCCAGGGAGGCTGCGGACGCACCATTTCGCACAACAAGGATTACTGCAAGGCCTGCGCGCAGAAGTTTGAGATCGAAGCATGACACCAGTTATTCCGAAACAACGCGGCGTTGACTTGCCGACGACGGCATACGCAGCCAACCAGCCACAGTACAATCCGCTGCCATCCTGGCGGCTGGAGGACGGAACGGTGATCACACGCTGGCGCCTGACGTGGCGCGAACGCATCGGCGTTCTGTTCGGCGGCCACCTGTGGCTTACCGTGCTGACATTCCACCGCAAGCTGCAGCCGGTGAAGATCACCGTGGAGTGCCCGGTAGTCGATGAACGTTGAAACCCATGCAGCAAGCTAAAAAGTCCAATCCGTTCGTATCGATTCTGACGATCATTCTCTTCTTTGGCGGCGCGGCCACTGTCACTCACGGCCTCGCGCTGGTGTCGCCGGCGAGCGCCTGGTGTTTCGCGGGCGCGTTCTCGATGGTTGTCAGTCTGCTCACAGCGGCCGCGTCGGCAAAGAAATAAAGGATCTGTGGGCATTCGCTGTTTCCTTATCGAGCCGATCTTCGGCAATCCGCTGCCTGAGGACATTGGTAGTCGCCATTGGCCGCCAAACCGCGCCATCGTCGGCTGGCAACGGAAAGACACCGGCGAGAAACGCGAGCGCAACCGCGACTTCGGCGTGGGCGCCATGTGGTTCGCCGTGTGGCAGCCGCTTAATTGGGATTGGGATAACAAGGCGGAGCCTCATTTGATCGTCCGCTGCCCAAATGGGCCAGAGCAAACGCGCGACTGGGATATCGATTCTCGCGCGAGCAATTGCGCTCTGCCCGGCGACAAGGTGCATCGCTGCTGGATTCGCCATGGGGTACCGCCGACGATCACGGTCGACAAGGCTGGCCTGACCTGTATCGCCGGCGCAGGCAGTATTGCACTCCCGAACTGGCATGGTTTCCTCCGAAACGGCGAGTTGGTTCCGTAGCCGCTGCAAAGCGATAAACGAATGTTCGATTTTCTTCGTAAACTCCGGCTGCCGGGAGGCGGCATCGAAACGCCGCTGTCGCCCGCACTGATCTCAATGGGCAGCCGCGCGCTCGATGTAATCTCCAGCATCACGCCCGGCGCGTGGTTCGGTCCTGGCCAGCCGCTCAAGCCGGTCGCGCCTGCCGACACGCTGCCGCGCGCGTTCGATTACCCCTTCGGCTCGAACCTTTGGGTCGAGCCGCGCGACGAGCAGCCAGGCCGCGCCGCGTTTCACCAACTCCGCGCGTTCGCGGACAACTGCGACCTCCTGCGCCTGGTGATCGAGACGCGTAAGGACCAGATCGCCAAGATGCCATGGGTCTGGCAGATAGACCGGGAGCCAGGCGAGAAGACGCACAAGTACAACGAACGCGTCGCGACCGACCCGCGCGTGCGCTACCTCAATGAGTTCTTTAGGCGTCCGGATCGGGAACACAAGTTCGCCGACTGGATTCGGATGGCGCTCGAAGAGGTCTTTGTGATCGATGCGCTGTCGATCTGGCCGGTGCACGACAAGGGATCGAAGAACGTCGTCTCGCTGAATCTCATCGACGGGGCGACCATCAAGCCGCTCCACACGACCGAGGGCTGGCGACCGCAGCCTCCGGACCCCGCGTACCAGCAAATTATTAAGGGCATGCCGGCGCTGGACCTGACCACGGACCAGCTCGTCTATTCGCCGCGCAACCCTCGCGTGCACATGTTCTACGGCTATTCGCCAGTCGAGCAGATTCTCATGACGATCAACCTGGCAATCCACCGCCAGCTCTCGCAGCTTCAGTACTACACAGACGGCAACGTGCCCGAGATGATCGTTAGCGCACCGGAGGGCTGGACGCCGGCGCAGATTAAGGAATTCCAGGAATGGCTGGACACTATGGTCGGCCAGCAGGAACTGCGGCGCACAGTGCGCATGTTCCCCAGCGCGCGCGACATCCACGAGACCAAGGACCGCGTGCTCTCCGACAAGCTGGACGAGTGGTTGGCGCGCGTGGTCTGCTACGCCTTCTCGGTTCCGCCCACGCCGTTCGTCCACATGATGAACCGCGCGACGAGCAACCAACTTGCCGACTCCGCGATGGAGGAAGGGCTGCTGCCGCTGCTGAACTGGATCTCCGACGAGCTCACTTTTATCGCGCGCTACCACATGGGGATCGACGGCGTAACCTGCATCTGCAACCCGAGCGCAGACACGGACCGCAAAGTCCAGAGCGACATCGACTGCAACGAGATCAAGATCGGCCGGCGCGGGATCGACGAGGTCCGCGAGCGCGACGGCGAGGAGCCGTTCGGCGTTCCGCCGTTTGTGATGACCGCACAAGGGCCGATTCTGCTGTCCGACATCGGCAAGGCGCCGCCGGCCGCCCCCGCTGCAAACGGCGATGCGAGCAGCTTGACGGACGAAGAGCAGACGGAGAAGCTCCGCAAGCTCCTCGCCCGCCGCCGCCCGGTGAATGGCCGCCAGGCGCTGAAACTTCTGGCGCCGGCGCCGGTTCCGTTACTGAAGGCCGCGAAACTGCTGCCGCCAACCATCCAGCCGTGGAAGCTTCTGCGCGACAGCCGCCCGGCAAAGAAGGATCTGAAGAAGGCGCTAAAGAACCTGTTCGCTGCGCAGCGCGCGGCCGCAGTGAAGGTGCTGGTTGCATACACCCCCGCCGAGAAGCTGGCCAAGGCGTCCATCGGCCAGGAAGCGCTTCTGAAGGCGCTCCTGAAAGCCATCGACGCCGAGTCTGCCGGGCTGCCTCCGGACGCGCGCCAAGCGCTGGAGACCGCCGCCCAGGCCGGCGCCGCTAAGGGTTTCGCCGACTTCGATGTCAGCGACGCTGACATGATCAATCCGGTCAACCAGACCGCCGCGGACTGGGCAGAAAAGCGCGCGGCCGAGATAGTCGGCATGAAGTGGAAGGATGGCGAGCTGGTCGCGAACCCGCGCGCCGAGATGGCCATCTCCGATACGACGCGCAGCGAGTTGCGGGGTATTGTAACCGACGCGTTTAAGGCCGAAACGCCCATGCCGGATCTGATCGAGCAGATCCAGGAGGCGGGGTGCTTCTCGGATGACCGCGCCGCGCTCATTGCACAGACCGAGACCAGCAGGGCGCAGACGCAGGGCAATCTCGATGCATGGGAAGCCACGGGCTTGGTGCAAGAGATCGAGTGGCTGAACTCCGAGGACGAGGGCGTCTGCGAGGAGTGCGAGGATCTGGCCGACGGCGGCCCGTACCCGATCGAGGACGCGCCTATGCCAGTGGACGACTCGCACCCGGGTTGCCGGTGCACGGCGCGCGCGGTGCTCGCGGCCGGGGGAAATGACGACGAATGAGGTTCACGCCGGCGGTTCTATTAAAGCTCCGCGAGTTGGGCAGCCTCTATAAGTATTCGGACGATCAGCCACGCGACGACCAGGGAAGATTCACGGACGCTGAGGGCGCCAGCGACCGGGCGCATGAGTTGAGCCGGACGGCGCGCGAGAGTGGCGATCCGGCAGACCACCAGGCCGCCGGCGAAGCCCACGAGAAAGCCGCGAATCTCCACTACCAGGAATCCGCGCGCTCCTGGCAGGCTGGCGACGAAGGCGGTTCCGACGAGCACCAGCGCGCGGGCCAGGGACACGACAAAGCGGCGTCGTTTCACGCGCAGCACAGCTTTGTAGCCGCGTAAAGGTAAGAAATTTATGACCAAGCAAGAAACGCACACCCAGATCACGCGAGAAATCGCCAAAGAAGCCAAGGCGCTGAAGGCGCTCGAAGCGAAGGCAGAGAAATCCCGCCTGGAGCATCAGGACAGCATCGCGCGCTATAACCAGGCGCGCAAGGAGCTGCTGCTGCACCAGCAGACGCAGCAGCAGACGCTGGCCGCCTACACGCGCGCGCAGCAGGCCGCGAGCGACCAGCAGGCGAAGATCGCCCGGCTCAAGGGCCAGCTCATGGGGATCTCTACCGCCGGCGGCAGCTCGCAGGCGTAGCAGCTCGGCCGACGTCGACAGAAATGGCGACGGACGCCGGGCGGATCCACTCGCCGTCCCAGGCGATGCAACCAGGTCGCGCGCCGTGGAAAACCGCGGTAATCGACGGTAATTCACGGTAGCCGCGACCGTGGTCAACAAGACTTGACCGGCCCTCGGGCCGAAGTGCGCCCGCACGGCGCTCCGAAATCTTCCAGCCAGGAGTCCACCATGTCCATGAAACTGTTCATCCCCATCACCAAGGTCGACGCAACGAAGCGCGAGGTCTGGGGCGTCGCGGCCGTCGAGCAGCTCGACAAGTCGAAGGAGATCCTCGACTACACCAGCAGCAAGCCGCTGTTCGAAAAATGGTCCCACGATCAGGCACTGCGATCGATGGGCAAAAGCCTCGGCAACCTGCGCGCGATGCACACCAAGATCGCCGCCGGAAAACTCATCGCATTCCACCCGAACGATGCGGAAAAGCAGTTTGAGGTCGGCACGAAGATCGTTGACGACAACGAGTGGAAGAAGGTCGACGAGGGCGTGTACACCGGCTTTTCGATCGGCGGCGACTACGCGAAGCGGTGGGACGATCCCGATATCACCGGCGCCACGCGCTACACGGCCGCGCCAACCGAGTTGTCGCTGGTCGACAACCCCTGCATCCCAGGCGCCACATTCGAGGCGATCAAAATGGACGGCTCGCGCGAACTGCGGAAGTTTGTCGATCGCAGCGCGCCCGAAACGGTGCTGGCGAAGATTGCCGAACTCGGCGAACTCGCCAAGGCGAATCTGCAGCGGGCACAGGAGTTGGTGGCGAAGGCCGCGAAGACGAAGAAGGTGGACGGCGAGGACCTGCCGGCGTCTGCCTTCCTGAGCGTGGGCGATCCCGACGACACGAAGACCTGGAACCTGCCGGTCAAATTCTCGACCGCCGAAAAGAGCAAAAGCCACATTAAGAACGCGCTGGCGCGCTTCAACCAGGTCGAGGGCATGAAGGACAAGCCCAAGGTTGCCCGGCGCCTGGCTGCCGCCGCGAAGAAGGCGGGGATCGACGCTTCGAACTTTGTCGAGGAGTACGTCAAGGCCACGTTCGCCCGCGCGCTGGCCAAGCGGAAGACGCTGCAGAAGTCCATGTACGACGTCGGGTCGCTTGCGAACCTGATGTGCTCGCTCTCCTACATGGAGGAGTCGCTCGAGCGCGAAGCCGATTGGGAAGGCGACGACTCGCCCATTCCCGGCGAACTGGGGGACGTGCTCCTCTCACTCAAACAGATTTTCATCGACCTGGCCACCGAGGAAGTAAACGAACTCGTGGCAGAGGAAGACGGAAAAAAGCAAGCTGCGAAGGCTGCCTCCGCTGGGCCACTGCTCAAAGCGGCGACCGCCGAGCGTTTGCTTAACAACACACCGAAAGGAGGTGGCCCAATGGCCACAATCATCAAAACGCTACAGAAGAGGCTGGAGGCAGCCACTTCCAGGGAAGACCTGCAAAAGGTCGCGGTGCTCTACAAAAAGGCCGTGGACCACGTCGCCAAGGCTGCGAAGCACGTGGACAAGATCCGCGAGCTGCACGACACGATGGGCGACTGCATCGACGGCCTGTCCGAGAAGGACGCCGAAAAGCTCGCCGCGGCGGGCCTCGCCAAGGCGGTCGACCACCTGAAGAAGCTCGACGAAACCCACGACAAGATGGACGACGAGATCTCGGGCGCGGAAGAGTCCCTCGAAGCCGCCGCGGACGCGGAGGAAGAACAGGGCGAAAAGGCGGAAGAGAAGACCGAAAAGGACGAGGCCGAAAAGAGCGCCTCCGGCCGCCTGCACAAACGCGACCGCGAACTGGTGAAGATGCGCAGGCAGGTCGAAGCCAAGTTCGACGAGCTGGCCGGTGGCCTCTGCAAGATGCTGGAGACGCTGGCCGGCGGCGCGACCCAGACCGTGGAAAAGGCCGCGGAAGCCGCTCCGGTTCGTACCGCCATCACGGTCGAGAAGACCGCCGATGGCACCGGTGTCGGAGGGGTGATCGTTCCGCCAGCCGGAGCGACCGCTGCCGTTCCCCTGCTCGACAACATCGCTCCCACGCTTCCCGATGGCATGCCGAACCCGGCCTACGTCGCGAAGATGGAATCCGGCACCGGCGCCTCTTTCGAGAAGGCCGCCAAGACCCTCAAGCCCAAAGTCGGGAATCCGTTTCCCACCGACTCTGGCAAGTCCTAAGACCGCGCTACGGGGCGCGGGTGTACGCCCGCGCACCGTAACCACCGGCAAATCTGTTTTCCAAGGAGGCATCCACCATGGGGATGCAACAAATTCTCTCGCAAACGCTCGAGCGCATGGCCGCGCTTCGCAAGGACGCTCCGGCCGGTCTGAATACCGGCAGCGGTCTCACTTATTACGACCTCGAACGGGAAGCCAAGCTTCTGTACCCGGTCCTCGCGCCCATCCGAAAGCGGATGGCACGCGTCGGACTGCGGCCAGGTCAACAGGGCAGCGGTCTCGCCTGCCACTGGAACATCGTCACCAACCCGAACTCCGGCAACGTGATTGCCTCGGTGTCGGAAGGCAAACGCGGCGGCACGCTGACTCCCGCGACGGCGCCGAAGATCTCCACATATAAGGGCATCGGCCTCGAAAACGTCGTCACCTGGGAAGCCGAGTATGCGTCGGAAGGCTACGACGACCTGCGGGCTCTAGCGCAGCGCACCTCGCTCGACAGCCTGATTCTCGCCGAAGAGCCGATGCTGCTCTGGGGCAACTCCGGCACTAGCGGCGTCGGCCTCCAGTTCCACCAGACTCCCAAGCCCGCCGGCACGCAGCAGGAATCGGAAGGCAGCCCGACCACGACCGGCTCGCTCGCGAGCGCTGCGACCTATTACCTGTACTGCGTGGCGTTGAGCCACATGGGATGGGTACAGGCCACAGCCGCCGGAAAAGTGGTGCCAACCGTCGTGCGCCGGAACGCCGACTGGTCGACGGACACCATTCCGGCCGGAGCTGCTCAGATCTCCGCCGCCTCGAACGCCATCACCGTCACGAGCGCGGACTCCGTGGGTTCCATCGTGGCCACGGTCGAAGCTGTGCCTGGCGCGGCCGGCTATGCCTGGTTCCTCGGAGCCAGCGCGGGCGCGGGCAACGCATTTTTTGCCGGCGTGACGACGCTGAACACGACGGTGCTGACCGCAGTGCCGGCGGACACCGAGCAGGCGGCGAACTACACCGGCAGCGGGAACGATTATTCGTTCAACCCGCTGGCATTCGACGGCCTCATCCCGCAGGCCCTCGCGTCGAACGGCTATTTCAAGTCGCTCGACGGCGCTCCGCTCACGGGCGACGGCGCCAACGGCATCGTCGAGATCAACGCGGTCCTAAAGTACATGTGGGACACCTACAAGATCTCGCCGACCCGCATGTACGGCGGTTCGGGTGTGGTCGACAGCATCGTGAAGATCGCGCTATCGAGCGCGAGCAACGCGGGCTTTTTGATCATGCTGCAGAACGCGGTCGATAGCGTGGGCAACCTCGTGATCGGCACCGCCGTGGCGCAGTACGTCAACCGGTTCGCCTTCGGCGGGGCCAAGCCGATTCCGCTGGAGATCCACCCCAACATGCCCGATGGGCATTTGTTCTTCGATCTGGAAGTGAATCCGTACCCGACCGCGAACATCGCCCAGGCGCGGTGCGTGCGGACGCGGCGCGATTATTTCCAGGTAATTTGGCCGATCCGCACGCGCCAGTACGAGAACGGGATCTACGGGGACGAGTGCCTCCAGGTCTACGTGCCGTACGGCATGGCGCTCATCAGCAACATCGGCTAACCCCGAGGTCGCCCCGAGAAGCACGGGCGGCGCCCCGCAGCGCGTTCTCTTGCGATTTCTCCGCGCGCTGCGGGGTTCCAACTTCGAGAAATCAACCAAAAAGGAGATCTCGACATGTCTTCGCCTGCTCAACCGGTCAGCACGCTGACCAATGTGGTCTACCAGACCTGGATTGGACAGCTCCAGGCCATCGCTGCGTATGAAAACGCCGCAGCGTTGAAGCAGTACCAGAACGACCTGGCCAACTGGAATCTGAACGCGCCGGTATTTATCGCGCTCGGCAAAACCGGCCCGGCCCAACCGCAGCCGCCTATGTCTGTGGCGGTGAACCTGCAGCCGGACGGCACGGTCGGCAGCCCGAATCTGATCACCACGTCGATTCCGGTATGCGCGCCGCCTCCGCCTCCGGAGCCGCCGCCGGCGCCCGACCCCACGCCGCGTTTGGGCGCGCCGATGGGCGCGGGATTCTTCGCCGTGCCTGCCGGGGACAGCGCTCCGGACGGCTACGTCCTCACGATCAGCGGCGTGAGCTACCAGAAGCACATCGTGTCGACGCCGTTCGGCACCACGGCCTGGTATCAGCAGCTGCCGTAGCCAGCAACCCGCAAATTGACGGGGCCGGGCAGACGTCCGGCCCCACGAACAAAACTCTATGGATTCCGATCAGACTCCAGAGCCGAGGGCCAGCTTGCCTGCGGTCTCAACCCCGATCGACCTGACCACGCTCGCTGCAGTCAAAGCATGGCTGGCGGCCAACGGCACGCCGGCGTCCACCAACACGTCTGACGATGGCAATATTCAGGCCTGCATCACAGCCGCATCGCTCTATTGGTTGCTGCGCCTGGATCTGGACTCGGTCCTGGTCTTCGACCACGAAGGCAACATCACCACCGGATCGCAGTCGCCGCTCGTCCAGCCGGTGACCTGGGACGAGTGGATGGACGGCAACGGCGCCCAGCGGATCTGGCTGCGCAACACTCCCATCCAGACGGTATCGCTGGTTCAGGTGGGGGAGCCTGGCTTTGGCTGCCCAGTGCCGAAAACCGTGCCTCCATCTGTTGGCTTCGCGCCTGGCTGGCTGATCGACCAGTCCAGGAAAACGTTGGTGCTGCGGGGTTTTTACAGATTCTGGCGCGGCCTCCAAAACGTGAACGTGGCGTATACCGGCGGCTACGTGCAGACGCCGGCGGATATCGCGCTTGGAACCACCAAAATGGTCGCGCTGAGCTACAAGCAAAAGCAGTGGATCGGCCAGCGGTCGCAGGCCATGGCACAAGGCGCCGGCACGGTGACCTACGACGGCCTGGTAATTCCGAAGGACGTCGAACACTTGATCCAGATGTACACGCGCGTGGCGGTCTGCTGATGATCCGGCTCTCGTTTAATGGTTCCGACACCCGCGTCGCGGAGCAACTGGAAGCCACGACGCCGCGGATGATGGGCGCGCTGGTCTACCGCCTCGACGCGCTCGACACGATGCTGCAGTCCAAGATCGTGGCCGAGAAGCTGCAAGGCGAGGTTCTCCACCATCGGACCGGCAAGCTCTCCGGCAGCATCCGGACGGTTGCTGCCATCATCGCGGGCGACCAGATCACGGGATCGGTGGAGGGCGCCGGCGGCCCGGCCTGGTACGGGCGCGTGCACGAGGACGGGGGCGTTTACGACGTCCCCGAGCACATGCGGCGCGTGGGCTTCAACGTAAAAGGCGAGACAGTGAAACTCCTGACAGGGCGCGGCGCCATCCGGAAGGAAGTCTTCGGCGTCGAGGAACGGCCCGTGCGTGCACACACGATCACATTTCCGCAGCGAAGCTTCATGGCCTCTACCCAGCGCGAGAACGAGCCGGAATTCATCGAGGCGCTGCAGGACACCATGGATCGGACGGTCGATGAACATTCCGCGTAAGTCAATCACGAACGCGCTGCTCACGCTGCTGCGGCAGGTCTATGCGTGGAAGCGGTCGGACAAAGGCGTTCTGATCTGGAGCGAGGTGGACCCAGCGGATCAGCCCGCGCTTTTCCTGGTCTGCCCGCGCGATTCGGCCGACCAGAACCAGGCGCTCGGCCTCACGCACTGGCAGCGCAATTACGTTGCGCTGGCGTACCTGCGCCGCGACGCCTTCGGATCGCTCTCGTGCTTTAACGACGCTCTTGACGATATCGAGGACGGCTTCGACACGGTGATGCAGACCAAATTTCCGGACGGCAGCACAAAGCAAGTCGGCGCGCGCCAGACGCTACAACTGAACCCGATGCTCAACGCCTGCATCGACGGGCAAATCCTGTGCGATCCCGGCCTCCTCGACGTCCAGGCGGTGATCAACGTTCCCATCCGGGTGACCCTCGGTGTGTGAGTTTGCCTGCATCTATTTCGGCGTTCTCTTTTCGCTCGTCTTCGGGCTGTGCCTCGCGCTCAAGCACAAGCATTGACGCCCTCGGCTTGAACTATGGACAAAAAATGTATCTGGACACTGAACGTTGACGGCTATGCGCCGGAACTGACAGAGCTTACGTTTCCGCTGCTGCGGGCGTACGCATCCAAGATCGGCGCGGAGTTCCGCGAGATCACCGAGCGGCGGTGGCCGGACTTGCCCCCGGTCTACGAGAAACTCCAACTGCACGAGCTCGGGCGCGAGTACGACTGGAACGTCTACGTCGACGCGGACTGCCTGGTGCACCCGGATTTCTGCGACATCACGAACCACCTGCGGAAGGACACGGTCGCGCACAACGGCAAAGACATGGCAGACAACCGCTGGCGGTACGACGAGTTTTTTTTGCGGGACGGCCGGCACATCGGCGCCTGCAACTGGTTCACGGCGGCAAGCAACTGGTGCCTCGACTTATGGCATCCGCTGGAGGACCTCACCTACGACCAGGCCGTCGCCAACATCTTCCCGGCGGTGCACGAGAAAAATTCGCAGGTTGTGACCGCCGGCCATCTGATCGACGACTATGTTCTCTCGCGCAACATCGCCCGCTACGGGCTGAAGTTCACGACCGTCCAGGAGATTCTCGCCGGGCTGGGCCGCACGCACGGGTACCTGTGGCACGTGTACACCGTCTCCCGCGAGCAAAAGCTTATCGAAATGCGCGCTGCGCTCAAGGCGTGGAAGATCGCATAGACCTTCGAATTTCACAACAGATCGCCCCAAAGTGCGGGGATCTTCAACAGCCAAAAGGAGGCTATTTCTATGTTCAATTTCGGTGTTGGGACCATGTGGGGCCGGCCAACCGGCGGCAACGCCGCCAGCCCCAGTTTCCCGCAGCAATTCGGGAGCATCCAGGACGTGGGTATCGACTTCGAGCAGAAGCTGCTCGAGTTGCGCGGGCAAAAGAAAGCTCCAGACGACGTCGCGCCGGGCGATCTGACGATCAAGGGTAAAGCAGGATTCGGCCGCATCGACATCAACATCTACAATTCCCTGTTCTTCGCGGAGACTATCACGGCGGGCATCAAGATCATGGTGCCAAACGAGCCGCAGACGATTTCGGGGAACAAAGCCACCGCCTCCGGAAACGCCAGCTATTACCGCGATCTGGGTGTGGCGTACGCGGACGGAAGCGGATACCTCCAGCAGGTGAGTGCGGGCAACGAGGGACCGGGCCTCTATTCTGTCGTCGAATCCGGAAACAACAAGGGCGAGTACACATTCGATTCGAGCGACAACAACAAGGCGGTCCAACTGTCCTACGTCATCTCGGACGGCAACAACGGCTCGACGATGACCGTCACCAACCGCCTGCAGGGTTACGGCCCCACCTTCGAGATGTGGCTCATGCAGCCCTACCAAGGGACCAACGGACTCCACCTGTTCGCCTGCCGGGCGAGCAAAATGAGCGCGCCGGCCAAGCGCGACGGCTACACCATCTCCGATCTGGAGTTTGAGGTGTTTGCCGACGCCTCCGACAATCTGTTCGAGTGGTTCCAAATCTCACGATCGTAGGACTGTCCATGATTCGAAAGAAAGAAGTCGCCATCGACGGCGCGGTTTTCACCATCGCGCCGCTCACGATTGACCAGGTGGATGAGTACAACGAGCGCTTGGGCGCTCTGGCCGGCCAACAGCCCGGCAACTCGCTGCGGGACGATCCATTTGTGCTCGTCATGTACGACTCGATCGCCTGGAGTTTTAACAACGTCGCGCGCGAGGCAGCGCGCATCGCCGGGCGCGTCGATGCCACAGGACGCGGTGTGCTCAGCGATGCGGAGACGTGGGACGCCGCCCGCGTCACGGGGGAGCTGGACAGCGTGTCGATCAACACGCTGCGCGACGAACTTATGCTGTTTTCCGGCCTAAAGATCAAAACCGTTCCAGTGGACGGTAAGCCGGGGGAATCTGCCGCCGCGGCTCCGGCGGCGAGCTAAACATACCAGAGATCCGCTGGGGGATCATCACCGCGACCGGCTGGAGCTACGAGCAGGTCGGGGATCTTCCATTCCCCGTCGCCATCGAGGCGTTCGAAGCCTGGGGCGACTCGCCACCCGCTCACGTCTCGCTGCGCCGTATCGCGCACTGCCTCGGCGCGGTGCCGGCGAAGCGCCAGAAATTGACATCCACAGAACATGCCATAGCCGACATGGCCGCCAGCCCTTTCTCCAGTCTCCCCAAGCAAGTGCAAGAACTCTGCCAACAATATGCCTGAGCCGCTTCGCGTAACGACCACCATCGACACATCCGGCCTGCGCGCCGGCATGGCGGAAAACGTCGCTGTAACTCGCTCCGCGGCCGAGCAGATGAAGGCCAGCTTCCAGGCGGTGGCTGAGGCCGAAATCAAGGCCGCGCAGTCGTCGAAGGCAGCCAGCGCGCTGCGCGCCGCCGCGCTGGCCGGCGACAAGGCGGCGATTACCGAGTACGCGGCGGCGCTTCAGGCGGCCACGGCGGCAGAGGCGGAGCTGCGTGCGGCCCGGATGGCCGGCGCGGGGGCGGCTAACGTGGCCACAGAAGCCACTGTACGGGGCATGAGCCAGGCCACCGAGGCGCGCCACGCGATTCGCGGCCTCGGCGAAGAGATGGGCGTACACATGCCCCGCTTCGTCTCCAGCTACTTGTCGAGCCTGGGTGGAGTGCAGCCGATTATGGCTGCAGCGTTTTCCGCCGTTGCCGTCGTCGCGGTGGTCGAGATCGTGGGCCAATTGATCGGCAAGATTTGGGAAGCCGCGCAGGCCTGGATGGGGTACACCTCTGCCGCGAAAAAGGCTTACGAGGAGGCGGTCAAACAGAACGCCGACTTTGTGAAGGACAATCTGAAAAACAGGGAGGACCAGCGCAGGACCAGCGAGGAGGGACTTTCGGGCGCAGCGAAAACCCGCGAGCACACGGCCAACACCGTGAAGACGATGCAGGACTACAATACCGAGCTTATCGCCGCTCGGAAGCACATGAAGGACCTGGTCGAGCAGCAGGAATTTCTCACCAAGATGCACATTCCCGATGCTCTGCTGGCGCTGCGAACCGATCCCCTGCATGTGAGTGCCGCGCAGCCCTCTGTCGATCCCGGAAAGATGACCGGGATGACCAAACAACTTGAAGAGCAGCAAAAAGAGATCGATGGTCTGACAAAGTCGATGCGCGACTTTAAGGAAGAGGCGACGGTCAAGGACCCTGCGAAACTCGCTGCCGAGATGACCGCAGCGGCCGAAGCGCGCGCACAGCACGAGATCGAGACGCAGAAAGCAGTCGGCCTCGCCTCACTCGCCATCTACGCAGACTTCCTCAAAAACCGCAACGCGCTGATCGTCGGAGAATTGAGCGCGGAGGCTAAAGAGGAGATCGCCGTCGAGCAGGCGCGGCTGAAAGTAGAACTCGACGCCATCGACGCGGAAAATAAGATTCGCGCGGAGAAGCGCGCGCGGGGGGAGACCGCTCCGGACGTGAGCAAGGGCGACGCAAACCTGAAAAGCCAGCTTAAGGTGCAGCAGATCCAGGAGAAGGACGCCGCGGCACGGCTCTCGGCGATGCAGGACCAGCGCGCCTCCGTGGTGGCGTCGCAGAAGGACATCGACGACGCTCGCGCGGCGGTCGAGGAGAAGTCCGCTGCCGATCTTCTGGCCGCACATAAGATCCAGATCTCCAAAGAGACCGACCTGCTAAAGGAAGCGGCCACGATCAAGCACAACGCGACGCTGGCCAGCATGGAGGACGATAGAAAGCGCGCCGGCGAAGGCGCAGACCCGAACAAACGGGCGGCGGCGGTCGCCGACGTGGACGCCAGGATCGAGGCTGAGAAGATTCGCTTCAACGGCGAGATCGACCACCTCGGCGAGGAAGGCGCGCGCAAACAGGCAGAGCAGGACGTGCGGGACGGCGAGGAGCGCCTGGCGCTCGCACAGGCGCTGGCCAAGCGGGCACTCTCGGCCGCGCAGCAGTCCGACGCAGAAGCGCTCAAACACCACGAGATCTCCCGCGCGGAGTGGGGCGCGCGCGAGAAGGCCGCGGCCGATAGAAACTACGCCGAGCAGGTTGCTGCGTTTGAGCGCCTAAAGACGCTGCTGGTCTCGCAGGGCGCGACCGAACTTGAAATCCGTAAGCAGGTGCTCGATAAAGAGGCCGAACTCGAAGCGCAGCACCGCCAGGCGGTGGCCAAGGTTGAGGACGAGCAGGTGGCAGACTGGCGCGCGCGCATCGAGCAGATGAACACTGCGCTCTTCAATGGCATCAACGAATGGCTACAGGGGCATAAGCGCTTCGCTGCGGCGGTAAAGGGGATCTGGAGCGAGATGGTGATGGACTGGACGCGGGACATCGAGAAGATGGCCGCAGCACAGCTCACGCAGAAGGTTCTTAATCCGCTATTCAACGCGACTATTGGCAAGGCGATCGGCGTAACGCTGGGCGGGAACAGCCAACAGCAGGTTGAACAGCAGAATACCCAGGCGGTCACCCAGCTTACTCAGGCGATCCAGTCCAACACGGAGGCGCTCAAAACCAGGTCGAGCGGCTCCGAGGGCGGTGAAGGTGGCGAGGAATCCGACGCAGGCTTCGACACTGGCGAGGACTCCGGAGGCGGCGGCGAATCCGGCACAGATCAGGTGACCGCCGGCGCGGCGAAAGCCGTGGCCAACCTTGGCGGCTCCGCGCTGACCGTCTTCGAACAGGTCCTGCAGGTGGTTCCCTTCCCCGCGAACCTGGTGGCGGCGCCGGCGGCTGCCACTGCCGTCATTGAAATGGGCAATTCCTACAAGAGCGCTGCGGGGGGCGCGCTGGTCGCGGAAGATAATACGCCATTCATCCTGCACAAGCAGGAGATGGTGCTGCCGGCTCGCGAGTCCAGTTGGATTCAGCGGGCGGCCGGCGGCGGCTCCGGAGGCGGCGTTCCGCACGGCGTGAGGTTCGGTGACATCAACATCCACGGCGCGTCCGACACCGACGCCGTCATGGAGCGCGTGCGCAGAGAGGTGCCGGCCATGATTAACCGCGCCATGCGGTACGGCTGGAAGCCGAAAGCGGCATGAGCAACGCCGTCTTCCCCTCCATCCCCGGCCTCGGCTTTTCCTGCGTCAAGTCACCCGAGTTCTCTTCCATCGTTCAGACTGGTCCGGCGCTCCACACTGTGCGCGTGGCGCAGGCGCAAAACCCAATATGGCACTGGCAGCTGCTCTACCAGTGGATGTGGAACGATCCATCGCGCCTGGTGCCGCCGGTGAAGTACACGGACCTACAGACGATGATGGGCTTCTTCCTCGCGCGCCAGGGGCGCTTCGACGACTTCCTGTTTTGCGATCCCGACGACAACTACTCCGGGCCGGCCATGACGCCGGGCACGCCGCCTACACCGAACCTCGACTGCGAGCTGGCGGTGGTAACGGACGGCGCCGGCAACTATTACTCGCCGATCCAGCGGAACTTCGCCGGCATGTTCCAGGAGGACGTGACGGATCTGAACGCCGGCGTCGCGCCACTCGTGGTATACGCCAATGGTGTGCTGGTGTCATCCACGAGCTACACGGTGGCCGGGCCGGGCCTGGCGGTTCCGGGAGGCTCGTACTCCGGCCTCTACATCGAGTGGGGAACCGAAGCGCCGGCGGCACCCGTCACGGCGCAGTTTGGCTTTTATTTCCGCGCGGTCTTCGAAACAGACAAACTGGATTTTGAAAAGTTCATGTCATTTCTCTGGACCTTCGGCGGCGAGAATTCGCAGAAATCCGACGTGCTGAAGCTCATGTCGAGCCGCGTGGGCCTGGTCTGACCAGTACCCAACTAGGCCCTAATTAGACCGTACTTATGCGCACCGTCCTGGCCGGCAACCTCACCGACAGCACCGCCGCGGTGGTGGCCTGGCTGCACGCCAACCGCCAGCTTACCCTCGCGACGCTCTACCTCATTGGGGAGGCGGAAGATCCGCGCTCCTTCTGGCTGACAGACTACAACGGACCGCTCCTGTGGTCCGCGATGGGGACGTTTCTGCCCACCGTCATCTCGCGCGGCCAGGTGGAGAGCAAAGTCGGGCTCGAGGTGTCGCCGCTCGACGTCACGTGGACCCCGAAGGCTGTGCCGGGCGGTCCGTCGATCTCCAGTACCACGGGCACGCCGTACGAGCTGGCGCGCGCGGGCTTCTTCGACAACGCCAAATTCCGCGCATGGACGTGTTTTATGCCCACGCCGGGCGACGCGGACACCTTCGGGTGCGCCGAACTGTTCGGCGGGTGGATTCAGCGGATCTCCATTGCGCGCGGATCGATCAAATTTACCGTCGAGAGCTTCCTGTCTGCCGCGGATCAGAGCGTTCCCAATAACGTGATCGAGGCGACGAATACGCTGGCTGGATTCAAGGCGGCGACGCCTCCAGCCGGTTTCTCCTACGTCCCGCAGCTCAACGTTTGCGCCGGCAGCGGGCCAACGGTCCTGATCGGGATCGTGACGTACCCCTCCGGCACCACGATCATCGGAGGCGGCACGCTGGTGGGAGGCTACGTCGTCTTCAACCGCGGCACCGGGGGCACGGCGGAGGGCTGCTGGAGCGCCATAGCGGCCAACTCCACCATCACGGTCGACGGGGTGCAGTACAACCGCATTCAGCTTTACTCGCCGCTGCCGTTCGCCCCGACCGTGGGCGTCGACACCTTTTACGTCTCCGGAGCGTTTCCGATTGACCAGAGCGGCGGAAGCTACGTCGGGTTTCCGTACGTGCCTGCGAGCGGCAGCGCGGCTTGATCCGCCGGCGTCCTCGCCGGAAACGGCGCGTTCGGCCGTCGTCGTCGGAAACGGCGAGCCGCGCCGGCACCCGACGCCGCTTCCGGCGATACCGGATCCGCACGCCGCCGCCGGCGATGCGCGATCGATCAACGCCGGCCACGGCGATGGTCTACCACATCCGGATCTGGCCCGGCAACGGCGATGCTGGCCAGCACGTTATGTCCGATCTCCGGTCCCGCGTAGTCGAGGAAGCGCGCAGTTGGCTCGGCACTCCCTATCGCCGGCGGGCGGCGTCGAAGGGCGTCGGTGCAGACTGTTTTACGTTCGTTTTAAGCGTTTTGAATGCATGTGCACTCATCGACGAGCAGGAATTTGATGAGGCCAACCGGACCGTCTTCTCGGACGACTGGTTTTGCCACGCGAGCGAGGAACGATATCTCGCATGGGCGCGCATACACGCCAGCCGCATCGTCGAGACCTTCGCGCGGCCGGGCCAGTGCGCTGGAGAGCCGGGCGACATCGTGCTCGTCAAAGCTGTCCGATCCAGCCGCTATAACCACGGCGCCATCGTCCTGGAGTGGCCTGTGGCGATCCACGCTGTAGATCCGGTGGTTGAACTGTTCGACGTAACGCGCGACCCCATGTGGGCGTGCCAGCGCATCGCGGTGATGACAATATGCTAGGCGGCAAAGCCCAATCCCAAATGCGCCCCACGGCGCTCGGCACGCAGCTCAGCTCTTCGTGCTACGGCTCCGTTATTCCGGTGATGTTCGGCCGCGTCTGCTCGTCGCCGTACCTGATCTGGGCCCAGAATTTGCGGCAAGGCGGAGGCAGCGGCAAGAAGTTCAAGTCGATGAAGAAAGGGCCGCCCACGTACGTCGAGAACGCGGACTTCCTGCTGGGGCACAATCCGATCCTCTACCCGTTGCAAATGTGGATCAACGGCCAGGTCAAGCTGCCGCTGACATTCAAGAGCGTCACGGGTGTTAATACGGGGGCGGACGGTGGCTTCTGTCTCGTCTCGGACCCCGCGTTCTATTGCGTCGTCGGTGTAGAGTTTGTGCTCGGCACAGAGTGGTGGCCGGGCGGCGTGGACGGCGTAAGCTTTGACGATTATGGCGGCTCCCCGTGGGTGTACAACGATGGCAGCACCCGCACGGTGTGGAACGTTCCAGGCTGGAACGCGGCGCTGGCCGGCGGCAACCCCACCGACGCGCGGCACTTGAAGACCATATCCGGCACCTGGGGCGGAAGGCCGGTCTATTTCAACCAGCCGGGATCGCCCATCGTCTATTTCCAGTGGGGCGGCGAGTTGATGGGGGAGTTGGGCCAGTCCGCTACGATCTATTACGCCGCGCTGGCGGCTTCGAATTCTCCGCTTGCGCAGATGCGTTTAGCCTGGGAGGCGCAACTGGGCAGCCAGGGAGAATTCGCGTCGTGCGGCGAGACCGCCCAGCAGATCAAATACAAGCACTACGCGGGCTTCGGCGCTTCGAGCCTCGATCTTGGGTCGGCTGGCACCATTCCGCAGATGCAGGTCGAGTTGCTTGCCGACTGTGCCATGGGCGCGACGGGCGACGCCGAATTTGCGGACATCATCGAACACATCCTCCACATGGGAATGCAGCAGGCCTCGCTCGCGGTGGACGCGACGGAGGCGGTGTCCGAACTCCAGAACGGCCTCGGCCTCTGCGATTACCCGGGTTGCATCCAAAAAAACGCATACGCGAGCGATGAGGGCGGCGCGCCACTGCCGTTTTGCCTGGTGAACACTGCTGGCAACATCCTCGTCGCGGCGTACTTTGGCAGCATGACGAGCGATATATCGGACCTCGCCGGAAATACCTGGACGGCGGTTCCCGGCGGCACAGCAGAGCAGCAGGTCTGGACGGCGATTTCAAACGGCCCGGCGAACCCGCCGCTTTCGTTATCGCCCATCGTCTGGAACCAGGTCAGGTTCAGTGCCGGCGGCGTCTCTGGACTCGCCAGCGAGCACATCTATGAGATCGGCGGCATGGACACGCTGGACCTGACAGCTCAGGCCACCGGCACCGCGCCCACGGTCCCATCCTGCGCTGTGGAGAGCACGGTAAAGCTGGGCGAACCGGGCTATCTAATTGCTTTTATCTGGTCGAGCGGAAGCCAGCCGCGCATGGCCGATCCGAACTGGAAGCCGCTGTGCGGGCAGGCGCTGCCGCCGCTGAACGCATACCAGGGCGACATGGCGCTGACTTCCTACTACCGCGTGGTGCATGCTCCTGGCACCTACAACGTCGAGTTCCCGGTCCCGACCGGCTACCCAGCGCCGAGCTGGCGCGTGGTGATGCTGTCGTTTAAAAACTCGCAGCCGGTGAGCTACCCCAGGCCGCTGGGCGACATCCTCGACTACGACTCGCTGCAGCAGACGCGATTCCAATGCACCGCGTTCGGCCTGAAGGGATCGCTGCTGATGGATTCGCAGCGCAAGGCCTCAGATTGGCTGGCGGAACTGTACCAGGCTGCCAACGCCGCGCCGGTGTGGAGCGGCTTCCGGTTGAAGTCGATCCCCATGAGCGAGCAGTCGACGGCAGGCAACGGAGCGGTGTACAGCTCGCCTACCGCATCCGGACCCGTCGCCGACATCACCGACGCCGATTACGTCTCCGACAGTTCCAGCCCTCCGGTCGAAGTCGACCGCAAGCCGCGGATCGCCACGCCCAACATCGCCTCTTTCCAGCACCCGAACCGCGACGGAGACTACGCCCAGGTGGTTACCTCGCAGCCGGACCAGGCCTCGGTGGCACTGTTCGGCGCGCGCAAGGACTCCCCGCAGACGATGCCCTGCATCTACTCCGTGGCGGTCGCCGAGGCGATCCTGGGCGTGAAGGTCCGCAGGTTGAACTACCTGCTCAACACGTACAAATTCAAGCTCCAAGCGCGGTGGAAGCTTTTAGATCCGATGGACCTCATTACCATTACCGACAGCAAGCAGGGCATCGCGAAGCTTCCAGTGCGCCTCCGGAGCGTCGAGGAAGATCCGAAGCATAACATGATCTGCGAGGCCGAGGACTTTATCTATGGCCTCTCTGCGCCAACCGGGCCCGGCACGGTGACACCGGTTTCTCCATACATCCCGCCTCTGGCCACGACGCCGGCATCGGTGAACGCTCCGATCATTTTTGAAGCCGTGCCCGCGCTCTCTCAAAACCAGAACGAAGAGCAGGTATGGATCGTTGTGAGCGATTCGGACCCGGCGTACGGCGGCTGCGTCGTGTTCGTCTCGACCGATGGCGGGGCGAGCTACAACCAGCTTGGCGTGATCATCGGCAACGCCACCACGGGCGTGCTGGCGGCAGATTGGCCGGCGGCGGCCGATCCGGACTCAACCAATAGTCTGCAAGTCGATCTGACAGAGAGCCGCGGAACGCTGCCGAGCTACCAGACCGCAGACGAGGACAATTTCGCTTATCCGTGTTACGTGGCCGGCGGGACGTCGGCCATCCCCTACGAGTTGATGTGTTACGCGCTGGCCAACTTGACCACAGGTGGCTACGGCTACACGCTCGTGGCTACGGGTGGCAGTCACCTACGGCGGGACGTCTTCGGCGCGCCCAGCGCGACCGTTTGGCCACCGTTGCCAGGCACACCGGAAGGCGTGGATCATGCGATAGGCGCGCGCTTCGCCGAGTTGACCGGCGCGGGCATTTTCAAAGTCACCATGGACCCCGGCTGGGTCGGCAAAACGCTGCACTTCAAGTTTTGCGCGTTTAACAATATGGGCGGCGCCCCGCAATCGCTGAGCGACGACACCGTGGTGGACTACACGTTCACGCCGACCGGCCTCGACGGCATTCTGGTTAATCCGGACGGCACGCCTCCGACGCTCTATACCGTGAACGGAACGTAATGGCCACCATCATCAATCTCAACGATGACACGCCGGCCGCGCCGTCCGAGGCGCAGAACATTGAATGGCAGGCGGACGCCGTCCCGACGGCGCCGAACACGCCGCGGAACGTGTCGGCCTTCGTGCGCATTGCACAGGCCACCATACGCGGAATCCTGAAGCTGGCGGGCGATCTGGCGGGCACAGCGGACGCGCCGAAGGTTGCGGGCATCCAGGGCATCCCCGTGAGCGCCACGGCGCCGACAGACGGCCAGGTGCTCAAATACGTCGAGGCCGACGCCGACATCGAGTGGGGAGCGGGCGGCGGAGGCGCGCCGACCGGAACGGCGGGCGGGGATCTTTCCGGCAGCTATCCCGATCCCACCGTCGCCAAGGTCAACGGCGGCGCCGTGCCAACCTCCGGCAACCTGGTCAAGAGTAACGGCAGCGGCCAGCTCGTCGATGGGCCTGCCGTGGTCACCAGCGTCGGCACGCCCGGCCTCGACACGAACGTGCCCACGGAGAAGGCCGTCCGCACCGCGCTCGCCGCCTCGTCTGGCGACGTGAACGGCCCGGCCTCGGCAGTCGACGGTGACATAGCGGTCTACGATGGGACGACGGGCAAGCTCATCAAGGACTCGGGCTTGAGCGCTGCATCTTATCCCGCCCCGACGACGCCCGGACCCGCCGATATCACCTTCGTCATCGACGGCGGTGGCGTGGCCATCGTCGCGGGCGTGGCTGGATACCTGTCGATCGACTTCCCATGCACCATCACGGAAGTGACGCTGCTCGCGGACCAGACGGCGTCGGCAGTCATCGACATTTGGAAGCTCAACTTCGCCTCCGGCTACCCGCCCCTGGTAGGCAACTCGATCTGCGCGTCCGCTCTGCCGACGCTGGTGACGGCCGAGGTCTACCAGGACGCGACGCTCGCCGGCTGGAACACCAGCATCGCGGCGGGCGACGTGCTCGCGTTCAACGTGCAGAGCAGCACCGCCGCCCAGAGGATCACACTGGTCCTCAAGGTGACGCGCACGGGATCGGCCGGACCGGTGGGTGCAACTGGCGCGACAGGTGCCACCGGAGCGACCGGCGCGACTGGACCCACGGGGCC